TAGATATTTCTTTAAAAAATCTAAATATTATCTATAATAATTATAAGTCTATAAATATTATGGATGCTTCTTCTTTTATAGGAGAAGTAGATAAATATACTAGTCAATTTTTAAGAAAAGAAGTTTATTTTTGTAAACAAAAAAAGTATCTTATTGATTATTTAGTTCAAAAAGAAATAAAAGATACTTTATTTTATAAAGTAACTAGTAAAAAAGATCTTGAAAAATATCAAGAATTTTTTAAAAAATTACATTATAAAATTAATGTAATTGATGTTCCTAAAACTGAAACTAAAGAAAAGAAAAAACCCATAGAAATTAAATGCTATTCTCTTGCTAAAGGTAAAGGTATTAATAATTTTTATTGGTCAGATGTTTATAACTATCCTATTTGTATAACTAAAGATCAAATAAAAACTTATGATGCTGTAATTTTTAAACCAAAATCGTCTTATTTTTATAATGATTTTAATGGTACTGAATTAGAAATTATTTTAGAAACATTAACATCTAAAGTTTTAGTTATTACTTCACATACTTTATATAAAAAAATTCTTTCAATGGGAATTCCTTCATTAAAAGAATTTGTAAAAACTAAACTTAAAGAAAAAGTTCTTACTGACCCAGAACTACAATATTTATGTAGCTCTAATATCAGAAGGTTAAATAAACATTTTGATGTAGAAAAAATCAAAGGATTAATGTATATGTGTTCTATTGAACATATTAAAATTAAAAATTTTGATTTTCTACTTCAATATAGATTTTTCCAAATTAAAAACTCTATTTATAATTTAATTTCTAGATTTAATTATCAGGAATTAATCCCACTTTCCCCAAACCTAAAGAAATTTGTTAAAGATATTTTAAGAAGTAATATAAAATATCTTCCTGCTTTAGATTGTCCTTTAACAGAAGAAGATAAAGAATTTATTCTTAAATATATTCTTATAAGGAAACCCCTATGAGTAATGAAATTTTAGAAATTATTGCTTTATGCAGTAATTCTGACTTCTGTCAAGTTTATCTTTCAGATGGAACAATAAAAACTTTTTCTTCTAATGATCCAGTAACAAAAAAGATTATTGAATCTGCTCTTCCTCAATTGAGTAAAACAGGTAGAGCTAAAGTAACTATTTCAGAAGAAAAAGTTAATATTAAAGAATGGCTTAAAGAACATAAAATTGAACTTGTTTCAATTTATAAAGAAGTTCTTGAAGCATTAAAAGAACAGCCAGATTTTGTTGAAGAACTTCGAAAAATCGCTAAAGAGTATATTGCTGATACTCCTATTAATGAAAAAGAAACTGTTGTAGCAATTACAGAAGGTAAGAAGATTGTAGAAGATGTTCATAAATTAGATACGTATCTTAAACATAATGCTCTGGCTCAAACAGAAGTAACTGGATACAGTAAACTTATTGAACGTCTTTCCAATATTAAGAGAGAACATACTGTTCAAGATGTAATTAATTTCTTAGAATATGCTGATCTTCCATTAGCAGATAATGGAGATATTATTGCTTATAAACTTCTTGATAGAACATCAGAACCAGGAGTATTTGTAGATTGTTATACTGGTAAGATTAAACAATCTGTAGGTTCTTATGTATTCATGGATGCTTCTTTAGTTGATCCAGATAGAAGTCAATCTTGTTCTTGTGGTTTGCATATTGCTAGAAGAGCTTACTTACAAGATTTTCATGGTAATGTTTGTGTTCTGGTTCGTATTAAACCAGAAGATATTATTACCGTTCCTTATGAAGATGCTAATAAAGTAAGAGTATGTGCTTATCATATTATTGGTGTTCTTTCACAAAATCTTTTTGAACTCGTTAAGAGTAATAAGCCAATGACTTCTCTTAAAGAAGGAGAAGAGCTTCTTAGTAAGGCTATTCGAGGAGATCATATTGGTATTACTAATACCGTTCAAATTACTCAAAATATGGGTAACGGTTTAATTTATAAAAAAATTAAACCAGAAAAGAAAAAAGTAACTAGAAAAAATACTAAAAAAGGGGAAGCTAAAGCTTTTGATGATAAAGAAAATATCTCAAAAGAAGAAAAAGAAGCTTTAATTAAATTAGCAACTTCTTATGAATCCCCTAAGAAAGTATTTAAAGAAACAATTAAGAAAAGCAATCTTACTAAAGATGATGCCAAACTTCTTATTTCTCTTAAAAAGAGAATGAAAAAAGGATGGAAAACTTTAGGAGTTTCTGATGCTTTAGCATCAAAAATTGAAAAGCTTATTAAATAATATAAAGGCTCCTTCGGGAGCCTTAAATTTTTAAGGAATATAAATGGGAGATATTTTAAATACAGATCAAAGAAATGCTGCTAACGGTTTCTTTGATTTTCTTTTTTCTGATCAAAAAGAATTAATTATTAGTGGGCCTGGTGGTGTAGGTAAAACATTTCTCATGTCTTATCTTATTGATAGAATTATTCCTGAATATGAAAATGCTTGTGCCCTTTTAGGCAAACCCTCTATTTACACCACCGTAACAATGACAGCTACTACAAATAAAGCAGCAGAAGTGCTTTCAGTAGCTACTAATAGGCCCACTCAAACAATTCATTCCTATCTTGGTTTAATAGTCTATGATGATTACTCTACAGGAAAATCTATCCTTAAAAAGACAAATGATTGGAGAATTCATCAAAATGAAATTATTTTCATTGATGAAGCTTCAATGATTAACTCAGAACTTTTTAAGTTAATCCATGAAGGAACCAATAATTGTAAGATAGTTTATGTAGGTGATCATTGTCAACTGGCTCCTGTATTAGAACCTCTTAGTCCAGTCTATAAAAAGAATTTTCCTTTTTATGAACTATTGGAACCAATGAGAAATAATAATCAGCCAGCATTGCAAGCTATTTGTAATCAACTTAGAGAAACAGTAGAAACTGGAGTTTTTAAACCAATTATTCCTGTTAAAGGGGTTATTGATTATTTATTTGATCAAGAAATGGAAAATGAAATTAAAAAACATTTTCTAAATCCAGATAATAATTGTCGAATTATTGCTTATACAAATAAACGAGTAATTGATTACAACGATTATATACGTAAGCTTCGACAATATAAGAAACCCTATGAAATTGGAGAAAATCTTGTAAATAATACAAGTTTTTCAACAATAATTGGAAGAAAATCTATCACTATTTCTGCTGAGGATAGGGTAAAACTTCTTAATGTTTCCAATGAAATTCAACAAGAAATTGATCCAGAAAATAATGTTTTCTTGGATGTTGTTGAAGCAGAAATTCAAACCTATAACAGAAAATTAAAAGTTCTACTTCCTACTAATAAAGTTCATTACAAAAAACTTATAAATTATTATAAAAATCAGAAAGATTGGATTAAGTATTTTTCACTTAAAAACAATTATCTTGACCTAAGACCAGAAGATGCCTCTACAATTCATAAAGCTCAAGGCAGCACTTTTGATACAGTCTTTGTTGATCTTTCTGATTTGTCCTCCTGTCGTCAACCAGATATGGTTGCTCGTCTTCTCTATGTAGCTTTTACCAGAGCCAGAAACAGGATAGTCCTCTATGGAAACCTCAAAGAAAAATATGGAGGAATAGGATGAATTCACAAGAAAAGAAAGAAATTATTAATAATATTTTAAGAAAGCTTTTTAAAAAACAAGTTGATATTTATGAGAAAAACCTTTCTAAAATAATTGAAGAAAACTCATTTTTATATTCAGATAACAGATTTAGTTCTTATGCATTTTTATATTGTTATGACCTAAAAATTTATACTTTAATTGAGTATAAAGAATACGTTCCTAAAGTTTTTAATTATAAAACTGTTCCTTTACTTCATAAATCTTTACACGAAAAGTTTGAAAAATTACAGAAATTTCAATCTACATTTCTAAGACATAGTAGAAAATTAGAAATGTGGCTTATAAAGCATTCATTTAAATGTGAATGTATTAATCAACTATATTCTTTAATTCCTAAAGAAATATATCCTAATTCTGAAGCTGAACCTCTTCCTTATACTGCTTTTTTAACAAAAAGAGAAAAAGAAGAAACAAAAGAAATGCAAGAATTAATTAATTATTATTTAGGATTAAATTTTATTTTGTAATTATTATGAGATATTTAACATTTAAAGAAAAGGATAAATATCTTATTACTTTTCTGGTTCCATCTATTCAAAGAATGGAACTAGAAAAGGAATATATTAATCCTTTTAATCTAAGTAAAGAAGATATTCTTTTTTTGGATTTATATTATGATCCAGTAAAAAAGAAGACTCCTAATGCAGATATTAAACAGTATTTGAATGAAGAAATCATCCCTACTGTTAATTCTTTTAATGTTAAATATATAGTAGTTACTGATGCTGAATACTTTAAAGTATTAGCAAAAAAACCTAAAGCTGATCCTTTTTTAGGATATGTTCTTAAATCTCCTTACGGAGATTTTAAAGTCTTATATGTTCCAAATATAAAAGCTATTTTTTATAATCCAGAAATAATTAGAAAGAAAATAGCTAATGGAATTAATGCTCTTAAAGCATATATTAAAGGAACATATCAAGATCCAGGAAAAAGTATTATTCATTCAGCTTATTATCCTGATTTTTATGAAGATATTAAAACTTGGCTTGAAAAATTAGTGCAAGATGATAAGCCTCTTACTTGCGATATAGAAACTTTTTCTTTAAAACACTATGATGCAGGTATAGGAACAATTACTTTCTGTTGGAATAAACATGAAGGTATTGCTTTTGCTGTAGATGATCATAAAACTAAAGAAAAAAATGAACCAGTAAGACAATTACTTCGTTGGTTCTTTGAAAACTTTAAGAATAAACTTATTTTTCATAATATAGCTTTTGACGTATCTGTATTGATTTATCAACTTTATATGAAATCAATTTTAGATACAGAAGGACTTCTTAAAGGAATTGATATTTTCCTTAAAAATTGGGATGATACAAAATTAATTGCATACCTTGCTATAAATTCTTGTGCAAGAAATGAATTAAGTTTAAAAGCTCTGGCTCAAGAATTTGCTGGTAATTATGCTCAAGATGAAATTGAGGATATTACTAAGATTCCTCTAGATCAACTTCTTCAATACAATCTTGTAGATGGATTGTCCACATGGTATGTATATGAAAAGTATCATCAAAAGATGATTGACGATCAACAGGAAAATATCTATCTTAATCTTTTTAAACCATCTACCATTGACATTATTCAGATGCAATTAACTGGAATGCCAATGGATATGGATGAAATTAAAAAAGTTAAAAAAGAACTTCTTGAAGATCGTAATAAAGCTTTAATTAAAGTTTTAAATACTGAATGTGTAAAAGAATTTGTATATAAATTAAATGAAGAATGGGTTATAAATAAAAACAATAAATATAAAAAGAAAAGGGTTACTTTAGATGATGCTAAAGAATCTTTTAATCCTAATTCAAATAAACAAGTACAAAGACTTTTATATGAAGAATTAGAACTTCCCGTTATTAATTTAACAGAATCTAAACAGCCAGCAGTAGATGGAAAAACATTAGAAGATTTAATTAACCATGCTCCTAATGAAAAAGTAAAAGAACTCCTTAAAGCTTTAATTGATTTTGCTGCTGTTGAAAAAATTCTTACATCATTTATTCCTGCTTTTGAAAAAGCTCAAGATGGTAATGATGGAAGATTTTATTTGTTTGGAAATTTTAATCTTGGAGGAACTGTATCAGGACGTTTAAGTTCTTCCAATCCTTAACTTAGGGCTTTACGTTAGAAATAGCGTATCGAAAATTACCTAAACAGGGAAACTCTCTTTTGGTATTTGCTATATAATACGATAAAAAGATCAACAAATTCCAAGGAGACAATCCTGTGCTAAATTTTGAAAAATGGAAAGAAGTTCCAAAATTTAATTTGTATGAGTGTTCTAATACTGGTTTTATTAGAAACAAAAATACAAAGAAAATTCTAAAATTTTTTAGACAAAATTCTGGTTATTATCAAGTTGATTTACATAAAGATGGGTATAGAAAAAGATTTCTAGTACATCGTTTAATAGCTATTACATGGATTTCTAATCCAAATAACTATAAATATATAAATCATATTGATGGTAATAAAATTAATAATAATATCTCTAATTTAGAATGGTGTACTAATTCAGAAAATATTAAACACGCTAGAAAAACTGGATTAAATCCTTATAACAATCCAACAAGAGGATTAAAATTATCAGGACAAAGAAAAGGAGCTTCAAAATATTTTGGAGTATGCTTTGATAAGTCTAGAAATAAATGGAAAACTAGCATTGTTTGGAATAAACAAATTTTTGGACAAAAAAGATTTGATTCTGAATTAGAAGCCGCTAAATATAGGGATGAAATTATTAAAAAATTTGGTTTAGAAAACAAACTTCCCCTTAATTTCAAATAAAAGCTAAACGACTAGTCGAAAGACGTAGGCTCAAGCGAGTCGAAATGGTAATTCTCTTAACAGATAATGCTGAAGAGATTGATATAGTCTGTTCTATATGGTGACATATAGCTGGATTAATTATCCGAGATAAACTTAGCGAACTTATCTGAACATAAAGAACTTACAGCAGATTCCTGCTACTGGAACCAAGTATGCTAAACCAATTAAGAAGTGTTTTTCTGCCCCTGATGGCTGGCTCTTCTGTGGATTAGATTTTAATGCTCTTGAAGATCATATCTCTGCTTTAACTACTAAAGATAAGAATAAACTGGCTGTTTATATTCATGGATATGATGGTCATTGTCTTCGTGCTTATTCTTATTGGGGAGATAAGATGCCTGACATCCAAGAAGAACTTAAAAAGGCTCAATCTGAAGATGAAAAGGTTAAAATTATTAATTCTATTAAGGGACGTTATAAAGCTTTAAGACAAGCTTCTAAAACGCCAACATTTGCCCTTACTTACCAGGGTACATATAGAACTTTAATGAGCAAATGCGGATTCTCCGAAGAAGAAGCTAAACATATCGAAAAACAATATCATATTCTTTATAAAGAAAGTGATAAATGGGTTGCTGAACGTATCAATCAAGCATCCATTGATGGATATGTTACTGCTGCTTTTGGTTTAAGAGTTCGTACTCCGCTTCTTAAACAGACTCTCCGTAAAACAAGAAAAACACCTTATGAAGCAGAAGCAGAAGGAAGAACTGCTGCTAATGCTTTAGGACAATCTTGGTGTCTTTTAAATAATCGTGCTGGAATAGAATTTAATAGAGCAGTACGAAATAGTCCTTATCGTCTTCTAATTAAACCTTGCGCTCAAATTCATGATGCACAATACTTTTTAATTAAAGATGATCCAGAAGTAATTCTGTGGGCTAACAAGCATTTAGTTCATGCTGTACAATGGCAGAATAATCCAGCCATATATCATGAGCAAGTTAAATTAGGCGGAGAATTTTCTATTTTCTATCCTGATTGGGCGCATGAATTAACTATTCCAAATAACTGTACTGAAGAACAGTTGTATCAATTAACCTCAAATTATTTAAAGGAATTAGACAATGGAAAGTGATAAGTCCAATGTTGCATATTTTTATTATCTGATTACAGGAGATGTTTTCTTTTCTCTTGTAAATGAAGATAAGAAACCTACCGATGAGATTTATTCTAATCGAGTAAATGGAATCATTAAACTTAAAGAAGCTCGTATTACTACTTCAGCTTTAGCTATTAGTCAGCAAGTAATTCAAAGTAATTTTTTCCGTCATAATCCTCCTGAAAAAGTTGCTGTTCGTGATGTAATTATTGCGAATATTATGCCTCTGGGTCTAATGAAGGATGAAGAGTTTAATGATATTAAAGTTGAACAAAAAACTGAACCAGAAAAAAAAGAATAATTAATTTCTTTCTTTGAATATAAATGCCTCAGTTAATTCTGAGGCATTTCTTTCTAGGAGACAATATGGGAAAAATTTCTAATAATGCCAATATTCCTTTGGCATTAGCTGTTTGGGCAGTAAATGATGATTATGATTATCAACCAGATCCAGATTATTTTAGTGTAACTTCTCTTCTAAAGCCTATTAAACAGATTGTTCTCTCTAGAAGAGTTCCTCCTGAACTTGAAACAGCAGATGTAGAGGACTATGTAGCTTCTGCTCTTGGTTCAAGTATTCATGCTGGTATTGAAAAAGCATGGAAAGAAAATTACAAGAAAAATCTTAAAGCTTTAGGCTATTCAGATAGTCTTATAAATCGAGTAAAAATTAATCCTGAACCAGAAGAACTCCAGCCAGATACAATTCCTATTTATATGGAACAACGCCATTTTAAAAAATTCCGAGGATTTACTATTGGCGGTAAATATGATTTAGTGGCTGAAGGGATTCTTCACGATAATAAATCTACTTCCGCATATACATACGTATTTGGTGGAAAAGACGAAGACTATAAGCTTCAAGGTAGTTTTTATCGTTGGCTTTGTCCTGACAAGATTACTGAAGATTTCATTCGTATTAATTTTATTTTTACGGATTGGCAAAAAACTCAAGCTAAACGAGATGAAAACTATCCCCAACATCGTTTGATTTCTAAAGATATTCCTCTCTATTCTTTAGAAGAAACAGAACAAATCATTGCAGGAAAACTTGAGTTAATTAGAAAGTATAGAAATTCACCAGAAGAAGATATTCCTGAATGTACAGATGAAGATTTATGGCGTTCTCCAACAAAATATAAATATTATTCTAATCCAGAAAAGACAGATGGAAGAAGTACAAAGAATTTTGATTCTTTAGAAGAAGCACATAATTATCTTCGTAATGAAAAATTTGGCAAAGGTATCATTATTACTGTTCCTGGTGAAGTAAAACGTTGTTTGTATTGTTCTGCTGCACCTATTTGTAAACAAAGACTTAAATATTTTGAGGAGTAGCTATGGGATTAGATATGTACCTTTATAAATGTAATGATAAAGGTGAACCAGAACAGCATGAATTTATGTATTGGCGAAAAGCTAATGCGATTCATAAATTCTTTTGTGATAATGGAAAAGTAATTACTCCTGCTATTGAGTATGAAATTTCAAGAGATGTCTTAATTAAATTGATGGAGACGTGTTTTAATATTCTTTATAAAAATGCCGATCCAGCATCAACTCTTCCAACCCAAAGTGGTTTTTTCTTTGGTTCTCTTGATTATGATTATTACTATTATCTAACACTTCATCGTACTTTATCGAGACTTATTGAGTTTTTTAAAAACGAAGAAGAAGAATATATTGATAATCATGACAAGATGATGCCAAAAAACAAAAAAGATAAACAAAAGTTTTATTATTGTGCGAGTTGGTAATGATTGATCTTTCAAATGTAAAACATCATCCATGTATTGAGGAAATTACAGATTTACTCTGTAATAAAACTCAAAACATGGATAGAGGTTTTTTCAAAGTAGAAGTTGCTTTCTTTTTAGCTAAGATGGCAGCTTGTATGAGAGCTTCTGTTATTACTAAAGATCGTGGGGAAATCCCTGTAAATCTTTATGTAATTGATTTAGCCAATTCAGGTTTAGGCAAAGGATATTCTGTCAACATTATGGAATCCAATTTAATTAATGGATTCAAGAGACGTTTTGTTGAAGAAACTATGCCAACCATTGCAGAGCAAAATCTCTGGAATATGGCTAATAACAGAGCTGTTAGAAATGCCACAGAACCAAAGGATGAATTTGATAAGCTAAACGCTGAATATAAACGATTAGGGGCTTATCCATTCACTTTTGATAGTGGAACTTCACCTGCTGTTAAACAGCTCCGTCAGCGGCTTCTATTAGCTTCTTGTGGTTCTATTAATCTTCAAATTGATGAGATTGGTTCTAACCTTATTGGCTCTACTGAAATCTTAAATACATACCTTGAATTGTATGATCAGGGTTTAACCAAAATGAAATTGGTTAAAAATACCGCTGATAATATTCGAGGAGAAGATTTAGATGGCAAAACACCAGCAAATATGCTTTTATTTGGTACTCCTGTAAAGCTATTTGATGGTGGACAAACAGAAGACCAATTTTATTCATTTCTTGAAATTGGTTATGCCAGACGTTGTTTATTTGGCGTAGGCCATAATGAAAAGAAATCTTATTACATCAAGACGGTTGATCAAATTTTTCAAGATTTGACTCAACCAAAAAATGATCAAATAATCAAAAAGTGGTCTGATAAATTTAGTGATCTTGCTGACCCATCCATGTTTAATTGGAAAATGGATATGGATGATGTAGTCGCAAAGAAGCTCTTAGAGTATAAGATTAATTGCGAAATGGCAGCAGATCAGCTAGCTGAACATGAAGAAATTCGTAAAGCAGAACTATCTCATAGATATTTTAAAGCTCTTAAATTAGCAGGAGCTTTAGCATTTATTGATCAAAGTCTCCAAGTAGATATGGATCATCTTCTTCAAGCTATTCTTCTTGTAGAAGAAAGTGGAGAAGCATTTAAATCTATTCTTACTAGAGAAAAGTCTTATATGAAATTGGCAAAATATATTGCCAATATTGGTACTGAGGTTACTCATGCTGATTTAACAGAAGCATTACCATTCTATAAAACTTCTTCTACAGCAAGAAATGAAATGATCACCTTAGCTACAGCTTGGGGATATAAACAACATATTCTTATTAAGAAAACTTATAGGGATAATATTGAATTCTTCCAAGGTGAAACTCTAAAGAAAACAAATCTTGATGAGATTATTGTTTCTTATAGTGATCATTTTGCTTATAACTATTTAGGAGAAAAAGTTCCTTTTGATAAACTTCATTTATTGACCCAGCAGGAAGGATACCATTGGTGTAATCATCATTTTAAAAATGGACATAGAGCAACTGAAAATGTAATTCCTCAATTTAATTTAATCATTTTAGATGTGGATGGGGATATTTCTCTTAAATCAGCTCAAGAGTTGTTTAAAGAGTATAAATATCTTATGTACACAACTAAAAGACATACTGAACAAGAAAATAGATTTAGAATTATTATTCCAACAAACTATATTCTTGATTTGGATACAGAAGATTATTCTGAGTTTATGAATAATGTTTTTAGTTGGGTGCCATTTAAAACCGATGAATCTGCAAATCAATGTGCTAAGAAATGGGAATCTTGCAGTAAAGGGCAATATTTCTATAACTTAGAAGGAAAAGTTCTTGACGTTCTTCCATTTATTCCTAGAACTACTAAGAATGAACAATATCAAAAGGATTTCCAAAAAATAGAATCTATGGATAATCTTGAACGTTGGTTTGCTCAAAGAATTTCAACAGGAAATAGAAATAATCAAATGATTAAATATGCTCTGGCTCTTGTTGATAATGGATTGTCCTTCCAAGAAGTTGAAAATCATGTTAAAGGATTTAATAAGAAATTATCTAATCCTTTACCTGAAAATGAACTTCAAAATACTATTCTTATAACAGTAGCTAAGAAATATGCTTAGTCTTTTCTTGGTTCAATAATTTGATTAAATATTGTTATGTCAGAAACAAATGATCAACTTGTATTAATTTGTGGATACTCAGCTACAGGTAAATCTGCTTCATTGAGAAACATTAAAAATCAAGAAAAGTGGATGTACCTTAATACGGAGGCGGGTTAAATTTAGCCCCCTCTCTAAGTAATTAGAGAAGGATAACTAGGTGAATTGCTGGAAACTCCTTATAGGACAATCAGCAGCTAAGATTAAATATTTGTATTGAACATCTAAATGGAGTATCATATAGATATTCAGTATTCAGAAATATTTATATGGACTACATTAAAGAATTAGAAACTGGGATCTATCGTATTACCTCAGATGGAAGAGTTTTTTCTAGACCAAAGAGAAAAATTCCTATCTGCGGTAAAGGTAGAACATTCACAGGAAAATTTTATTATAGTCTTGGTGAAGAAAAAGAACTTACTTACAGAATAAACAACAGAGGATATAAAACTGTTTGTTTTAAAAATACAACCTACATGGTTCATAGACTTGTTGCTGAAGGATTTGTTAAAAATCCTGATCCATCAACCAAAAAATATGTTAATCATATTGATGGTAACAAGTTAAATAACCATGCAGAAAATCTAGAATGGGTTACTATTAAAGAAAATAATGACCATGCTAGACAAACAGGATTATGGACTCAACCTGTAGGATATAAAATCAAATATTCTTCTCAAGAAGCTAAGAAAAAATCTTTAGCAAATTTAAAAGATAATACAGTTTTAACTGAAGAGCAGATTAAATTTGCTAGAAAGCATGTTCAATATCATAAAAAAGGAAGTCCTTTTACTGTAGCAGCTATGGCAAAACAATTTGGAGTTTCTCTAACTGCTTTAGCAAATGCAATAAAAGGAAAAACTTTTAAAAATATTTAATAAAGTTCAACGACTATCTCGAAAGAGAGTACACCTAAGTAGGTGGAAGTGCCTAGCATCCAGAAATGGATGAAGATATAGTCTGCTCTCATAGGTAACTATGAGCTGGATTAATTATCCGGGGAGAGATTAACGACCTCTTCTGAACATAAAGGAAACGCTTACCTTTTAAAAATAAGTTCTGGTCTCTTCGAATTGATGATCCATATCAAGTATATGAAGCATTTGAACATGGAACTGGAAATTCTGATGTTGAAGGAATTATTGTAGATTCTCTTACATTTCTTATGGATATGTTTGAAACTCAATATGTTCTTACAGCAGCAAATGGAATGAAAGCATGGAGCGAATATAATCAATTTTTTAAACGCCTCATGCAAGAAAAAGTAGTTCTTTTTGGAAAGCCAGTTATCTTCATTGCTCATGTAATGGATATTCTTGATGAAAAGAATATGGAGATGAAGACTTATGTGCCTGTTAAAGGTGCATTAAAGAACCAAGGAGCTGAAGCATATTTCTCTACTGTAGTAGCTTCTAAAAAACTACCAATTAAAGAATTGGAGAAATATAATTCAGACCTTCTTCATATCACAGAAGAAGACCAAGAGCTTGGCTTTAAATACGTTTTCCAAACTCGTATCACTAAAAACTCAACAGGAGAACGTATTCGTTCTCCTATGGGTTTGTTTACTAAACAACAAACCTATATGGATAATGATGCACAAATTTTGTTAGACCACCTTAATAACTTTTACTCATAATTTAAAGGAAAAATAAATGGGAATTTTTAGTCAGTATAAGTCCGATGGACTTGAACAGGTTCAAGATCGTATTGGTGGATTTACTCCATTGGATTCAGATATTTATATTGCCACAATTAAGGCAATGTATGCTCAACCTGCTAAATCTGGAGCGCTTGGTGTAACTCTTCTTGCTACTTTGGATAATGGCAAGGATTATCAAGAAACCTTTTATGTTTCTGATAGAGAAGGCAAAAATTATTTTCTGAATAAGCAAGATACAACTAAGAAGGTTCCTCTTCCTGGTTTTGTTGTTGTAAATGATATTTGTCTTATTGCTTCTGATATGCCTTTGAGCGATCAGGAAACTGAAGAAAAGGTTCTTAATATTTATGATCCAGAAGCAAAGAAGGAATTGCCTAAGAACGTTCCTGTCATTACAGCTTTGATTGGTAAGAAGGTTGCCTTGGCAATTGCCAATGAACTTCATAATAAAACCACTAAGGTTGGTGATTCTTATCAGGAAACTGCTGAATCTGTTAATCGCAATGCAGTTGTTAAGGTATTCCATCCTGAATATAAGATTACTGTTTATGAAGCTACAGAAGAAAAGGATCCAGTTTTTTGGGATAAGTGGCTGGAACGCTATAAGGGACAAGTAATTGATCGCCGTAAGATTAAGGACGGTGAACAAGGTAAAGAAGGCCGTCCTCCAAAGGCAGCACCACAGCCTACAACAAAGCCTACGAAGAGTCTTTTCGGTAAGCGAGATTAATTAAAATAGGGGAGTTTTAAGACTCCCCTATTTATTCATTAATCATGTGGAAAATTTCTGTCCCTTTAAGAGTACAAATATCTAAAAATGGGTTTTTTGCTTTAAATTTAAATGTTTATCGTAATGCTCATTATATGACATTAAATAAAGCAAAAGTAACCTTTAAAGAATATGTAGCTCCTTTCTTGGTTCAAATTCCTAAGCTGAAATCTTGTAGCTTAGAGTATGTTTTATATCCTAAAACACACAAACTTTGCGATGTAAGCAATGTTTGTTCAATTGTTGATAAATTTTTTTCAGATGCTCTTGTTGAATTAGGACATCTAGAAGACGATAACTATACATTTATTAAAGACATCAAATATAGTTTTGGTAAAGTTGATTCAGAAAATCCAAGAGTTGATGTCATTATTACTGGTGACCCAGTAGAGGAAGAACAAATGCAAATTATTCTTATTGAATCTGAAATTAAAGAAGCAATTAAGCTTTATATGCAGAAGACGATTGGGCTTTCTGAAGATCGTGATATTTCTGTAGAGTTTGTTGCTACTCGTGGTTCTGATGGATTGAAAGCTAATATTGATGTTATCAATAAGCCTAATACCCAGTCTCTTGTTTTGAAGCAAGAAATTAAAAAGGTAGAACAGGAAATCGCTGAGGAACCAGAAAGGGAAGAAGAAAAATCTTTTGAAGAAAATCGAGAAGAAATTTCTGAAGATACTCCTCAGCGAGCAAAAAGTCTTTTTGCTGACATGAAGCGTCCTCAAAATTAATATATAATTTCAAGTGATGGAGTTGCCGAGTTATCCATCATTTGCCTTTGTGTGGAAGCAAAGCTCGTTTTCTTGATTGTACGAGTTTATTAAAACAATCAAGATAAATTTAGACCCAAGCAAGTTATTTGCTTGGGTTTTTCTTTTTAGAGAAATAAAATGAATTCTTGGGAAACACAATTAAGAAAACGTTGCAATGTATCTTCTAAATTACTTTATAAACGAGTAATGATTTTTGAAGATCATGCAATTGATTTTACAGTTCTTTCAGATAAGATTGTTCTAGGAGTTAAAAAATTAACTGCTGTTTCTGATTTAAGAAATCATAATATTTCTCGAAAAAAGAACATAGATAAAGAATTTTCTATTGAATGTTCTGAAGAAATAGTTAAAATTAACTTCCCTAGATATACAGAAAGAGGATTTGCTCCTGTAAAGAAAGTTCTAATTAAAGAAGCTATTAGTCTTTCTCTTGGTTCAGAGTATTCTTATTTCCTATCTCTTATTACTGATCTAGGATTTGGTAAAAATTTCTTCAATTCTTTTAAGATTTTTAAATCTTTTACGTATAATAGAAAAGAAGATTCTTTTGCTTTTACTCTTAGAAGAGACCTCGGTTGCTCTTTTAAACTATTTTAATTTTTGGAGATTTTAAATGCGAGCTACTCCCTCAATGATTGCAAATGAACTTATCAACTACGCTAAGGATTTACGTTGCGAAGATGATAACCTTGTTGAACTGGTTTCTGAACCAGTGAATACTGAAGAAGTTAAGAATACTCTTCAGCGTGTTCGTAAGATGATCTCTAAGATCAATCGTTACGTTAAGGCGTATGAAAAAGAAGTTGCCCGTACTACTAAGTAAGCAACTTTATTGGGGTATCGTTTAATGGCAAGACAGCGGATTTTGATTCCGCCAATATAGGTTCGATTCCTATTACCCCTGCCAAATTTAATGTAAGTTTTGATATGATAAGACTTACATTACGGAAGATTGGCTGAGAGGTTTAAGGCAGCGGATTTGAAATCCGTCGGTCAGAAATGATCCATAGGTTCGAATCCTATATCTTCCGCCAAATTATTGCGAGATAGTGTAATTGGAAGCACAAAGGTCTCATAAGCCTTAAGTCTTGTTCGAGTCAAGTCTCGCAACCAAATTATAGAAGAGAGTCGTAGTAGCTCTACGATAGGAAAGTCCCGAATGTACTCCTCAATGCTGGTGGTTAAGCGAAGATAATGGCTGTAATCAGCAACTGTATAAGATTTATTCTTATATGGGCAAATAACTTAGTTATTTGTTTTATATCCTTTCTGTCTCGTATGGGATTAACAAACGAGCTGTTACTCTTTACAGATAAAGAGCGAGTAATACACGAGAAGTATTCTTTTCTTGGTTCTTTAATAATAACCTCTCTCATTGACACCTTAAAGAACTAAGGGAAGTATTAATATTCCCTACTAGAGTAAAATTTAGTAGGGAATATTTTTGCCCTTATAGTTAAATGGTATAACAAATCACTTGTAATGATTAATTCCTGGTTCGATTCCAAGTGAGGGCACCAAATACTTAAAAAAAATATGACAATTACCCCAACTTTAATTTATCTTCTTTCTGTTCTAGAGAATATTAATTGCTTTTTAGGAGCTGTTATTCTACTTACGCTTATAGCTTTATTTTTTACTATATTTACCCTTTTAGTAGAACAAGATATGTTCCATGGATGGAATTTAGTAAAATTAAAGTTATTAAAAAAACTATCTATTTTCTTTTTAGTTCTTTGTTTAGTTGTTTCCTTGATTCCATCTGCAAAAACTATTATTGCAATGACAATAGTTCCTGCTATTGCCGATAATCAAGATATACAAAAACTTCCAGAAAATATTATTAAATTTATTAATGATTATTTGGAAAGAATTAAAGAAGAATAATTAAATAGCTGGGGTACTGAGATCAGCACAGTTTAACGTGAACTGTGTGTGACCCCTAATAGGCGACTCGTTATAACAGGGCCGATTGATGCATCAGGTCGGGTCTCAGTACCCATTTCTATGGGAGATTAGCTTAATTGGTTAAAGGGCAGGGCTTATACCTCTGTAAAGCGGTATCTAGATAAGGTACTGTTACTGGTTCGAGTCCAGTATCTCCCACCATATTTATAAGAATCATCTTGCAGGCGGTCAAAGCGCTTCACTCCGCAGCAAAATTTCCTTTCGAACTCTGATATCCTAGGTGAGAATACTTTCAGAGACTAGGTTTAGCGTAGGCAAACTTTTTCTATGTAAAAAGCATTAGGCTACGTAGTAAAACTGGATGATTCTTATAAATATTAATTTTTTTTTTAAACCTTATGGAACCATAGCTCAGCTGGTTAGAGCAGCGGACTTTTAATCCGTTGGTCGAGAGTTCGAATCTCTCTGGTTCCACCATAAAAACTTTATATGTTTTATATGTCTGATGAAGAATTGATTATTCTTTGTGCTTTTAGATATGTTCTAGGAAGAAGATCATATATAGTTAAAACTATTTTTGATCTTATTCAAAGCAAGCTTCATAAGATTTCTTCTCAAGCAATTAAAATTATGCTTAGAGATTTATCTACAGATAATTTCTTTACAGATAAATGTGATATAGAATGTTGTAATGAATTTAAAAAATCATTAGAGAAAACATTACAACAAAGAGAAAATCCTAAAGAAAAAATCACATTAAATTAATTCTCAGGGTATAGCGTAATCAGGTAGCGCACTGCATTTGGGATGCAGAAGTGTAGGTTCAAATCCTACTATCCTGACCATAAGCAGGTATCGTATAAGGGTAATACCTTTGCCTTCCAAGCAAATGCTACGAGTTCGAGTCTCGTTACCTACTCCAATTAATTCATATAAGAATAGAACCAGAAATAAATATTTCTCATTTGTTGCCTCAATGTTATTTTCTTTTTCTGGTTCTATTCTTATATATCTCTCCTTAGCTTAATCGGATAAAGCAGCAGTCTTCTAAACTGTATGGCATACGAAGCCCTAGATACAGGTTCGAGTCCTGTAGGAGAGACCAAATCATCAATTAAAAATTTTTATGCATAAATTTTTTCTTAATCCATTATTTGGGAGTATGCATGATTACTGGTTCTATTCAAGATGTCCTGGATCAAATAAAAAAGGACAAAGAAGAATTCGATAGAGGGTATCGAGATTTTATTAAAGAAAATGAAATGACTCCTTATGAACAAGGAAGAGCTGCTGCTCAAAGAGACATGCTTGAAAGACAATATTGGTTACCTGAACGTTATCGAATTTCTTATCAAAATATATTTCAGTCATTTAAAATTATTTAAAAAAAAGCGATATGTTGCATCTTTACAAAGATCCTATTACTGGTAAAGTTTATCAACAATATGATGATGAACCAGAAGATAATGATGATGATCTTCAAGAAGAAGAATCTGAAGAACATGATTATGATTCTGAGGTAGAATATCTTGAAGATAAATTTGAAAAAGAATATGAACGTTATCTTAATTGGCTATATAAATGAATTGGCGTGAATTTTTTCTAGATATTTGGGAAGGTATTAAAAATCCTATTTTATTTACCAAATATCCCGGTGATTATGATAAAAGAGTTGATAATTTAATTAAAACTCTTAATGAAAATCATGAAGAATGTTTAATTCTTTATTCTAGAAATTTAGAAAGAATTTATGTAGGATATAAAGAAGATGTATATGGCATTTCTACAGAAATGACTTATGCAGGGTTTTGTAGAAATATTTCTTGGCAAAAGAGTTCAATGGATGAAATTGAATCATTTCCAAAAAATTCAGTTTATGCCGTAAAACCTGGTATTCTTACAGGAATTAGATTTTATAGATTATTCTATAAACCTATTCTTGAAAAGATAAAAAGAGAAGAAAGACAAGAAATTTTAAATAATGAATCTTTCTTAAATAAATACCTTTAATTTATTTATGTCCGAATGGCGTAATAGGTAGCCGCAAGAGACTTGTTAATTTGAGCACCTGAGTGGAAACATTCAAAGTGAATCGCGTCAAATTCGGTGGAACTCTCACGTGAGACAATACCGAGCTAACTTGTAATACAAGGAATGTGTAGAGACTAGACGGCGCGGGCCTAAATCTTTTTAGATATGGTCAAGGTATAGTCCAGACTACAACGAGTTAAACTCGGCTATAGTAATATAGTGTAGCAAGAAAATCTCTCGCCTAATAGGTGTGTGGGTTCGAGTCCCACTTCGGACACCAATTTTTCTTTGAGGTTATTTATGGAACTCAAAGATACAGTTGAATACATGCTTAGTAAACATTATGATCTTCGTTTACTTGGTGAGTATTATCAAGCAGAAATTCGTAGAGATTTACTAAAAGAATTTCTGGAAAGTGATAGATCTAAAAATCTATCTTGTCCTCGTGAGCTTTTAGAAAAACAATTAGATATACTTAACCAGTATGTCGAAGTTCTTGCTTCACGAGTAAATTATGAAAAATTATGGTAATAAAATTCCTTGGTGGTTTTATCTTAGTCCGATGAGCCAGAAAAAGGAAGTGAATTACTCACTTCCTTTTCTTATTGCTACTAAAGCTTTTGTAGCTGGTGATGCTAATGAGGATAATATTGCTGAAATAGCAGGTCATTTAAAAATAGCTACATATTTAAATGTTGAACCAGAAGCAATAGATGAAGCTAAAAGAATAATTTTTAGAATTATTCGTAACTGGAAAAATGACCCTTCATATACAGATGAAGAAGCAGAGATAGTTAATTACGCTATGCATGAATATGCTAAAGCAGTAAGCAATTCTCCTTTGTTTCTGGTTCAAAAAGCCACAAGATTAGCCTCTGGGGAACCAAAGAAGAAAAAGAATAAAAGGAAAAAATAATGGCTAATATTATCTTTGATATTGATGGAACTCTTTCAGACCCAAGTGAAAGACTTCATTTTCTTGAAAAGAAAGATTGGGATGGTTTTTATGATGCTTGTATGAATGATGCTCCAGTACATCATGTTATTTATTTACTTCAAGAATTAAGTAAAAACCATTCTATTTATATTCTTACAGGCCGTCCTGAAAGAATTAAAGATAAAACTCTTGCTTGGCTTAAAGCTAATAATATCACTTTCAAAGATATTTTCTTTAGAAAAGATGGCGATCATCGACAAGACTATATTGTTAAAGAAGAGATGTTAAAGACTCTTAATAAGCGTATTTGGTTTGCTGTAGATGATCGTAAACAAGTTGTTGATATGTTTCGTAGAAATAATATTCTTTGTCTTCAATGTAAAGACGGAGATTATTAAATAAAAAAAATCCCCTCATTTTTGAGGGGATTTTTTTTATTTACTTCTTCGGAGGTTTCTTACCTTTACCCTTACAAGCCATAATTTTCTCCATCATTAAATAAAAAAGTAATCAGAGATATCAGGTTTATTTAGATCCTTTCTAAACAAACATACCTTAGAACCGTCTTCTCTGGTTCCAATAACTTCAATAGTAAATCGTTCTTGATCAATATACATCTTTCGATCAACGAAACCTTCAAGCATAGGAATTTCTTCTTCCTCTTCCGCTTCATCGAGCTTTTGATAAAGCTCTGTCATCTTTGCTTCCATCTTATGAAGCTCTTCTAAAATTTCCTGTTTCTTCATAATTTTCCTTAGTTAACCAAGTTAAACCACGGGTTTAGTGTGGGCGCTCTTAGCCCCATATTGTACCCTAAAGTAGCTGATAAATCTTCTGCTTTTGAGAACACATTTTCCGTAAGCGGAGTACCGATAGTACCAAAGAACCAATCTGTAGGAACTGCAAAGGATAACAAAGAAGCAAGTGGCTTATTTCTAAGCATATACATAGCTGTCTTTGCTACTCTAAGCTTATAGCTATAGAACCATAAAAGACCCATATTTTCAAAATATTGTCTAGTTCTACCAGCATATTTATCATAATCTACAAAGTGTTCTTTAACTAATCCTAAAGCTTCTTCTTTAGATTTTCCTTCTTTAAGGAGGTGCTTATATAACAGTACCTTAGCTACGAAATCTCCATACTGAACCGATTTATTTAACGCTGTATAAAGCGGAGTATCTTGAGAGATAATTAAGTACCGTCCTACTGTTTTAACGCCTTCTGGCAGCTTATTTACAGCCTTTTCAAGGTATCCCATAAGATCACCGTTAGCAAGCTCTAATTCATCAGGTGTAAGACCAACGTCAGCAACAGTTGAGAATTCACCTTGTTGAATAAGAGGCCAAATATCTAAACTTTCTTGGAAAGCTTTTTTAGCCTTTAATTGAGCTTCTAATACTAATTTTTTATGGGGTTCATTAACAGCAGCTCTTATTTGAGTTTCAAGTTCAACAATTTCTAATTGACTCTTTAAATAATCCTCAAGTTGAACCACGATAGAAGGAATTTCTTTAAATTCATCTAAGCCGCAACCCATAATTTTAAGGTCAAGTAAATTACTGACAATATTAATTAAGGGAACTACAGCAGATTTAATAACAATTAATTTACGAGCAGAAGCCATCGTATATTGGATTAATCTTTCTCCTTTAAGCAAATATTCATAAGCTCTATCTTCTGATCTAAAGATAAAATTAGCGTATTTTTTAATTTGTTTTAATGTTTTAGGAGACCAATAAGAAACCCCAGTATAAATATCAGTTACAGAAGCTGTGCGTACACCAAGAACATCATCCAATTGATCTCTACGAACCATAAATTCGGAACCAAAAATATTCTCAATTTCTTCTAATGTATCTTGATTTAAAAGATTAAGAGCATCTCTTAAAACAGGATTTGTTTTAGCTTCTTCAAAAACATTTACATAAGATTTCTTTGAAAGAATACCTTTTTCACTATTCCATTGATCATAGAGTTTTTGGATAAGAAGTTTATTTTTTTCTTTAGCTAATTTTTCTTCAATTTGACGACCTGCCCAAATACCAAGCATATCTGGGAGATTGGTACTTTTTTCAAGTTTAACTTCCATTGCTTTATCAATGGTTCTTTCATAAGCAAAGATTTGTCCATTTTCATTAAAGACTGGAATTAATCTTTCTTCATTAACAATTCTCTTTTGTCCGTATTCAGTAGTGCCATATTTAGCCGCTTGTTGAGCAATAGCTCTTACTTTAACTCTATCAGTAATAAAGCCAGCAGGAAGATTCGTAGAGAAGCCTGTATTTAAATTAACACCATTAGCAGTCATATTTGTAATCTGCATAATGCCTTCATTAAACATAGGCTTATTAGAAAAATCACAGAAATAATATCCCATTCCTAATGATTTATCTAAACTAGATTTACGGTAATCACCAATACGAATAAATCCGCGTTTTTCCATTTCTCGTTGATGAGAATCTTCAACAACTTTAAGGGCTAAACCAGATTTAGATGTTGAAGGGATATATCCTTTATAAGCATTGTATTTAGCAATTCCTTTTGTTTTCTTTTCTTCTTCTTTTCTAAGAAAAAGAATATTTCCAAATACAGCAGCTACACCATTTTTATTTTGTTGAGCCAGAGAAATAACAGACTTTTTAACTGAAGCTTTAGTATCTCTAATAGCATAAAGAGTAGTAAGCTGATCAATTAATTTAACTGTATTTTCGTTTGTTTCGTTAGAAACAATAACTCCTTCTCCCAACAATCTTTCAATAGCATAAGCATTACGAAGAAGATTATTAGTTCTTGGCTTACCATTTAACATGTAGTCAGCTAATTCTTCCATCTTAGCTTTATACCTATTAAATTCATGCGGATTTGATTGTTTAAGTTGAGATTCTAATTCATGAATCTTAGCCATTACTTTAGAATGATCTCCAAAGTAATTAATAATATTTTCAAAATCAGAATACTCAAAAGCACCAATATCTGTTTTTGCTAAACCATTATATAAATCAGTATATTGTTGTTCAGTTGTATTTTTATCAAATAAATTCTTTAATACTTGAGGTACTTGTGTACGATAAGTAGATCTTAATCTTTGAACTAAAGCTTTAATGGGTTTAATTAAATCATAAACATTTTTAGTACTTTCAGTTCTACCAATAAGATCACTCATTAAATGCATAAATGAATCATAAAATCCACCATTAGAGAATACATAACTTAATGCATCTAAACTAGTTTTATAGTTTCTTTCTGAACCAAGGAAAGAAGTAACATATTTACCAAGTTCAGCAGCAAATTTGCTTGGGAAAGATTCAGCAATTTCTGATGATTCTGTAAAGTATTCATTAGCTTTATCCATTTTTGTTTGAATACCTTCAACTACTTTATCCTGGAGTTCATTGAATTTATTATTCAAAGCTACAGGAATAGAATCTTTCTCATAAGCATTTCTTATGATTTGATTTGCCATCAAATCCAAAGCATGTTGAACATTTGAGGACTTAATAGAACCACCAGCAACATCTGAGAGGAAATTCATAACAGTATTTCCAATAGTTTCTAAAGCCCTATCTAACCAAACATCAGACATACCTTTCTGAACACGAGGCATTGAATACTTTCTTAATGTATTTCGCGTTACATCAGAGGTAAGACCCAGAGCAAAGAAGACAGGAACAATAAATTTACTATGTTCTTTACTAGCTCCAAATCCTAACAAGAAGTTATATTTATCTTGAGCATCCTTGGTTCTAATAGTTTCATCTTCATTAGGATTGCTAATAAGATCTTCAGGCTTTAAGTTTTTAACAGCAAAATCATAAACACGATTCATAGCAGATACTGCACCACCATGAATTTGTTTAATAGTTGTAAAAGCTTGAAGAATATTTCCAAAAACTGCTTTTTGTTCAGCAGTCATCTCTGGGAATGCAGCAGTTACTTCTTGAAGAATTGCATCTGTATCTTGTTCAGCTTGTTTTAAATTCACAGAATTAAGATCAACCTTAGAAGCAATCAGATTATTAAATTGCTCCTGTAATGCTGCTAATCTAGCTTGTCCTGTAGCTTCTGCTTTAAGAACCAAATCTTGAAGACGATCAATTGTCCTAACAGGTTTATGCAGTAATACAGCAGTATTAAATTGGATTTGGGAAAGAACACTATCATTAATTTGAGGCGCTTTAGAAGAACCAAAAATAAGTCTTTTAAGGAGAGCTAAAGATTTCTTAAAATAAGTAATATACCAATTAACTTTTTGTTGATTAGTTAATTCAGCAAGCTGTTGTCTGAACTTTTCGAAGTTCTTAGGATCTTTTTTGTTTTGTAAAAATTCAATAAATTCAGGCGTAGTAAGGCTATAAGCCATAAATTCATTTAAGGCTTTTGTATTTCCTTCTGGAGTACCATCAAGAAGATTCTTAATTTTTGATTGCAAATCAGAAATAGAATATGTCAAATCTTCAGTTTCATTAAATTGAAGATTGATAAATTCTCTCATTATTTGATCTAATCTAGCAACGGCATCTCTAGCGTAAGGATCTAAATTCTTACCATTGGTTCTATAAAAATCATAAACAGAATTAATAGTTGTAGCATGAATCATTTCATGCAACAAAGTTGTTGCATCAGAACCAACCAAGTAAATAGTCTTGCTCTTAGGTGAGAACCAACCTTTGGTATTTCCATTAATTTCATTAACATTTTCTCCATTTTCTTTTGCATATTGATAAAGATTTTCTCTATCTCCAGAAATAACTGTAAACCCATTAAATATTTTAGAAGTATTAATTTGAGAATAAATTTTCTTTTGTTCAGGAGATAGCGTTCTCATTAATTTAATAATAGAAGTCTTAGACATCTTCTTAACTTTGGGTTGAGAAGGTCTAGACTCTTTCTTCTTAGGAGAACATTTGATAGTTTCTTTCTTTGGCTCAATAGCAGTAATATCTTCTGGATCGCCAAAAAGATTCTTATCAAAATTTTCTTCAGCTACTTTAAGATTCTTTTCATAAAGTTTATTTAATTCTTCAACTGTATCTTCGTATTGATTATCATTTGTTAAAAAGACATTTTCAGAAGATGCCATCTGATCAACAGACATACCTGCTTCTTGCATAGAAAGATGGCGTGCATCTACTTCTATAGCAGACTTTTTAAGATCAGCTAAACCACTATTAATTGAAGAAATTAATCGTTGTTTATCAATAGGAATAAGTGCATTTTTAACTTCAAAATGCATTTCCCCATTAACTCTTATAATAGGTTGAGTAGGAGACATTCCAAGAATTGCTTTAACTATAGCATCTTGTTCCGAAATTTCTTTTATATTAAAAATTTCATCAACTAAAGCATCAACTGAACCAATAGAAGAAATAACTCTATTTGCTGTTTTATAAACTTCTTTATAAATATTTCCTTTCCAAGTTTCATTAACAACTCTATTAGCTTCTAAGCCGATAGCATCAATCTGGTCAATAGGCATATTGAAACCATCAAATACATCGAGAGTTCTCATGTATTTGGAAAGAAGCAGCATCATTAAACCATCACCAAAGCCAATATTAAGTCCTGGAATAGCTTTAACACCTGCTTGTGCTGGAATTTCAATTACAGCATCACCAGTAATATAAGGATGTCCTGAACCAGGTCTATAAGAACCAAAAAAGTTCTCAATATACGGCCAATATTCAGAATCATTTGCCATTAAATTTTGATAGGCAGATTGAATAATTTGAGAATATTTTAAAGATTCTTTAAAAATCTCTCGTTTATCCTTAATAGATAACCCCTCAACCTTACTATCTTTTATAGAATCTAATTTATCTTGCAGAATTTTTCTAAAATACATTCTATGAATCAAAGAGAGTATTTGATTCATTGTATTAAATCTAGTGGTTCCTTCAGAAGCTGAATCAAAAGCTTTTTTAGAAATATCTAATAAATTAGATGCATAAAAATAACTAACATTTCTACTAAAGTTTTCAAACTGATAGCGATTTAAACGAAGATTTCTTAAATCTTCAACAGTTCTTAAAACAATAGGAGGTGTTTTTGTTTTAATAACAATTGGTTGTTTTTCTTTTGATGATGTATCTATAGTAGCAAATGATGTAACCATTTTATTTAAATGATTCATCATTCGATTAAATCTATCTTGAGCAATTGCTTTATTTTCTTCGTTTGGAAAAAAAGCTTCTGCTATAGAAAGATTTGGATTTTTTTCTAAATTATGCAAAGCTTCTGAGCATTTACCATAGAAGCCTTTAATAAGACTTCTAGTAATCTTACTAGAAAGACTACGTTGTCCTACACCATAAGCAACAGTAGTAACAGGATTCTTAATAAGATCATGATCTCTACCAATGGAAATAATATTTCCTTGATTATCAGAGAGTGTTTCTACATCTGTATAACTAACTTTACCAGTAAGATTAGTAAATGTAGTAAGCAATGAGTTTATTTGATCTTTCATTGCTCCTGTAGAAGCATTTAGATAAGTAGAAAGTCTATTACTAAGTTCATCAGCAATAGTTTCATAAACGTCTTTTTTACCACCTTCATAATTCTGACGAATATCGGCTAAAGAACGTTTACCAGCACCAAAGAAAACTCCACCTTTAGAAACAAAATCAACCCATTGTTGAGTAAATAATCCTAAAGCAGATAACATTAATGCATTAATAAATCCATTTGTAGCACCATCAGCTTCAAGATAAACAAATGTATGATGTTTTTTGCTTTCTGCTTCAGATTCAGTACGGAACTTAGCTAAATCCATCGCACAATGGAAAGCAACAAATGAAGTATCAATACCAAGAGAATTAAATAATCCTTTTAGTTCATTGATAGATTTAGCATTAAATTGTCTTCCTTCTTCTTGAGCCAGAGTAAAGAAGTCTTGAATACGTTTCCATGCTGGTTCTTTAACAATACCATCAACAAAACTACGAATATTTTCTATAGGTACGTTATGTACCTTCATACCAAAGCCTTGAGCAATGGCACGATAGTAATTATCTCGTGTATGTTGATCTGTTAAATCAACAGTAGATTCTGTTGAAATAATAACTTCACGAGTAAATTTATTTCCTTGAGGAGTAACAGAACCTCTTTGTTGGAAACGACCAACTTTAGAAATATCGTAAGCATACTTACGGGTTACTTCTTCAATTGGCATACCAAAAGTTCTAGCAGTTGTTAAGTCATTTTCAAGACTTAAAACACCTCTAACAATTTCACTATTAGAACCTTCTTTAGAAACCAAATCATTTTCATTAAATTGATCTGGATTACTGGTATCAGAACCAAAGAAAGAAAGAATATTTGGTAAACCCATAGCTTCATATACCTTAATTAAAGGCATATTAAACTTATAGGCAACCTTTTGACGATTAGCAATAGATTGTCTTTGATGTTTACTTAACTCAATAGCAGAATGAAGAATGCGTTTAGCAACAGGAATCTTATCGTCATTCCAATAAGATACTTTTTCTTCTTGGTTTAATACCAATTTATCTAAAAGCTCACGAGCTTTATCCAATCCTGTAAATTTATTTGTTTTTCTTGGATCTTTAATATTTCCAAAATAGGGATTAGTTATATAAAAATTAACTGTCTTATTTTTTTCTTCTGAGGTAGAAACATTAAACTGAACTCTTGTAATTAAATTAACAGGAGTATTAATTACTTGAGAATTAGAAGGAATTTCTGCCATAGATGCAATAATCTCTGAAGCTAAAGATTTGACAATAGCTTCACTAAGTCCTTCTTTTTCATCAATTCTGTAATTTACACCCCAATATTGACGAATCTTTTCAGCTAATCCATTGATAAGAGAATCTTTTTTAGAACCATGCGTAAGTACATATTCTTCAAAAGCATCTTCTGGGTTAATATTAGGATTATTTAAAAGAATATCATCAATGTCTTTCTTAGTATTTGGATTAGAAACTAACCATTGAATACTAGCAAGAACTGCTTGTTGTAAAAAATCTGGATTATATTCAATAGAACCATCTTCATTCTGTTGAACCAGTAAAACAATACGATTATTTTCTGTAAAGAATTGATCTTTATTTTTAGGTGTTTTAAAGAAAGCATCAATATTCGTCTTACCATTGTGAAGACGATCATTCATCTTATCAATAATTGCAGAAGATACAGACGTAATATATTCTGACCAATCATTAAAGATGTCAGGATTATTATCATATAATTTAAGAATCTCATCTTTATTAGATGAATACTCTAACATGCGTTCTAATGCAGAACGGCTCTTAAAAATTTTCTGAGTTAAAACAGAAATAGCATTATTAACACCTGCTAAATTGCTTGGTAAAGATTCATCATGCTGAATGCCACGAGAAAAAGCTTTAAAATAAAATCTAACTACAGAATTTCTAACATTATACATTACTTTTTCAAGACGAGACTGTTTATCTTGAACAGCTTTTTCTTCTTTCTGTTCTGGTTCTTTTACTTCTTCTTTATTTTCTGTTTGCTGAGATTCTTTTGAAGAATTTTCTTCTTCTTTAATTTTTGATTTTAAACCAAATGAACCAGTTTCTTCTGATTTAGAAGATTCTTGTTCTTTAACAGGTGAATCTTCTTGAGAAGAAGTATCGTCATAATTTTCCTCTTTTTGAGATTCTTCCTGTACTGGTTCTGGATTAGGAATTTCAGATACAACTTTATTATTCTCCTGAGTATCTTCTATCTCAGAAGTTACAGGTTTAGTAGTTGTAATAACCTTATTTGGCTGAAGAGCAATATTTTCAAAACCAATAAGTGGAGTAAGAGTTTTTTCTTGTAATCCAAGTTCTGGGAAAGCACTAACAATAGTATTGTATTGTTGAGCCAAATACTTAGTATTTAAAGCAATATTGCGTGCAACCTCTAAAGATTTTTGAGATTTTGGATTATAAAAAACTTCAGTTTGGCTTCTAAAAGGAATTTTTCCATGATCTGGAGTTACGGTAACATACGTTTTCTTAGTTCCGCCTTCTTGATAAGACTCATTAAGAGCTTTAACCTTATTATCCATAGCTTCAACAAATATACCTAAGTCATTTAAGTATGATCTAGCTAAAGGAATATCATTATTCTTTAAAGCTCTAACAATATCAGCAACATGCTGAACAGCAGAAAATTTACCATTTTCTCTAAATGCTGGATCAAGACCTGTTTCTGCGTTCTCAGTTACTTTTTCAGTACCAGTAAGAGGACGAGATTGCTTAATAGCATCACGTCTATCCTGCTTGGCTTTAGCAATGCCACCAAGCATAGAAATAATTCTTTGCTGATCTGGACTAATAGAATTTAAAACATCACTTTTAAGAACCGTATTAATTAATTCAGGGGATAAAGCATTTGGATTAACAGAACCAACCTGAATAACTGTATTAACAGTATCTTGCGTTACTGGTTCTTTAGTAAGATTATTTAAGTCTTCTTCTACTAAATTCTTTAACTTATTTTCAATCTTTTTATATGCATTTCGAATAATAGGAAGTTCGAAAACATTTTTAATTTCTTGATCATTTCTTGCTATATCAATATCTATTTCCTGATCTGAACCAGCAGTAGAAGCTATAGTTCTGCTAAGAGGTGTATCAACATCTCCTGTAGCTTTAATATAATTTTCAATAGGATTAACTAGAGCCATAAATCTAATTACAGCTTTATCTGTTAATTCAAGATTTTCAGCATTATTAATAATATTTGCTGTGAAAACTAAAGCAGATGGACGATCAGTGACATTAGTATTTCCTATTTTTGCATTTTTAAAAAATTCTTTTTCTTTTTCATTTAATGCTAAAACAGCAGAATATTTGTTTTTAATTTCTTGTAATCCAGCTTTTTTATCTTCAGAGATAGATTCATTCTGAAGAGCTTGATCAATTTTTTGATTGAATTCTGAAATTCTTTCTTGCTGATGTTGTGCCTGATCTAACACATTACGAATAGAAAGAACAGTTTTTTCTTCTCGTTTTGCTTCCTGTCTTTCATTAGAATTTTCAATAGCTTCTGATGCTTTATTACGAGCGTATGAAAGAGCGTTAGGAATAATAGAAGGAGCTTGAGTACCCAAAGCAATTGGAGTACCTGTAATTAAACCTTCACCAATATTACGACCAACTCCCTCAAGAATATCTTGATTTGCATCAGCATATTTTTGAATAGCTTCATTTTGATAAATCTGAGAAATTCCTTGAATACCTTCTTCAACAGATTCACCAAGAGCTGATACAATATTCTCTCTAAGAGAATTACCAACACCGCCTCGTTCAAGACCTCTAGTTAAATATGAAGAAGCTCCTGCAACTATTCCTATATGTCTAAAAGCATAATTAGCTGCTTCATCAGCTAATTGTCTCTTAGCAATAGACATTGCTTCTTCAAAAGAAATACCTTGATCGTCTTCAATATTAACAACTCTTTGAAGGAATTCAGGAGAATTATCAATTAATTCTTGATAAGACATATCAAGAATTTCAGAACGAATTTGTTCTGCCGCAGAAGAACCTTCCATTAAAGCATTTGAAAGGAACCAAGAAGCTTGATTACCCCCTTGAGCGGCTAATGTAATTGCATCTCCAATTCCTAAAGCATCTGCTGTTGCAGAACGTTTAGCGGCTTGACCAATTTTTCCAAGAACATTAGTAACGCTTTTGATACCGCCACCTGTAACAATAGCTGTACCAAGAGAACCAGTACCTTGAGCAAGAACATTGCCAAAAGCTCTGCTATCTTCAGTAAAGTCAGTAATACTAGTAACAACGTCTCTAATTACACGTTTACCTTGAGCAGAATTAACATCCATACCATTAGCTACATCTTGCTCAAAACGGCGTTTAGACGCTAAATTTGCTCGTTCTACACGAGCATTTCTGGCTCTATCAGAACCCCATGCTGCTTCAGAAATAATCTCTCCTTCTTTACCTCTACCATAAGGAGATTCCATATATTCCTGAACAGCTTTATTAACTTGTTCTCCCCATTGATCGTTAATTAAGCCCGCACCAAAAGCAACCATATTGCCAACACCTTCTTGAGCAGCATTAGCAATCTGATTAACAGTATCATTAAGAATTTGTCCAGCAGATCGTGGACGATTTATATCGGTATAGTATTGTGCAGATGCTTGACCAATAGCTTTTGTAGCATTATTGACAAAATCTTCCCCATATTTAGCAACAAGAAAATAATAGGGACGATTATCTAAAATATCTTTTTCAAATTCAGAAAGAACTACTGCTTCATCAAGGGGTGAATTATCACCTCCTGCCACAAAAGAATATGCATCTAATTGATCTGGAGTAGTTTGCTTTTGTGGAAGATTCGCTGAAAGATTTTCGGCAATTAGATCATCAAGAGTACGATCATAAGGCTGTAACTGAGAGTTATCAAACTGGGCCATAGCAGTAAAAAAATAGGATTCTTAGAGAATCCTATTATACCTTTATCTACTTAAAGAATTATATTCTTTAAGTATTTCATTAAGTCTTTCTTCAGAAAGTCGAAGATATGCTTCATTTATAGGATTTGGTGGAGTAGCATTTTTAATAGAATCTGCTAATTTTTTTTCTTGTCTTTCTGATTCTTTATCCATTGAAGCAGTTAAAGCTAATAGTTTTTTAGCACTAGAATCATAGGATTCTTTAGCACTTTCATATTTACGATAAGAATCTACTGATTTTTCTTTTCTAGCATTAGAAATAGCTAATCTTAACTTCTTAGAAGCTTCTTCATAGTTATCAGAAGCTTCTTGTAATTTTTCAATAGATTTATTTTCTGATTGATAATATTTTAATGCTTCATTAAATCCTCTTTGTTTTTTTAAAGAATCAAATTCTGAGGCATATTCTGGAAAATCTTTTCCATAGATAGATACACCAATATTTAACTCATTTTGAGAAAAATTGTATCTTCTTTGTACTTTAACTAATTCAGAAGAAAAATCCTGTAAATCTCCTGATTCCATCTTATAAGCTGTGCCTACATCTTTAACTAAATCAGGAACAGATTTACTCTTGTAATCATAATAATTCTTAAAAGCTGGTTCAGATAACTGAAATTTTTCTTTAAGATCTTGTTGGATTATTTGGCTTCTTTGCATATGATCTGTAACCAAATTAGCCGCATTTACCCAAGTACCTTTATAAGGATTATCTTTATCTTTAATAAATATTTGTCCTATAGAAGATAATTCTTCTTCTGTTGGATCAACATTTAACGCTCTTGTATCAAAAGTACCTTTTGCAGTTGTAGGATTAAACCCAGTACTTGTTAGAGTAGGAACTGCTTTTCTAAAACCTTGAACAGATTCTGGCAAAAATCCATGCTTATCTGCAAATTTAACAACAGAATTATAATTAGTTTGAGATGTAGAAAGATCTCCTTGAGGAAAAGAAGATTCTTCTTTAGAGAACATTTCTTTTAATATTGCTGTTTCAGAATTAATTCTATCTGTTCGTCTAGAAGAACCAGCTTGTGATCGTCTAAAGTCTCCTAAATCAAAATCAACATCTTTAATTAATTCTTGTTGTACTTGAACAGGTAAAGATTTAAATTCATCAGAAGCAATAATTTTGTTATAAGATTCTCTATCTCCGTTTGTTTTAGCAAGTTCAATCATAGATTGTAAATTTGATGCTCCTGCTAAAGCTTTTTTGATTCCTTGATTAAATCTATTTTCAGCTAATTGAGATTCATTTAAATTTAACTGAGATCTATTTAAAGCAATAGTATCAAAATCTTTAAGAAGTTTTTGTTGAACTTGTCCTGGCAGAGATTTAAATTTATCTGAAGAAATAATTCTTTGATAAGCCTGTCTATCACCAGTAGAAGCGGCTAATTCAATATCAGATTGAATATCAGAAGAATTTGCTAAAGCAGAATCAATCTGATACTGTAATCTAGTTTTATCTTGGTTCAATAAGTCATTTCTATTTTGCCAAACTTGTCTTGCCGCTTCACTAGAAATACGATCTTTAATTCCTTCTAGTAAAGAACCAGACTGAAGAGCATTATAGAAATCATCCTCAGTTTTTAAACCAAGCATTCTTTCTCTTAAAATTCGATCAGCATTATTTTGATCTGTTTGTTTAAAATCACTTAATGCTTTAGAAAAATTTTGAGAAGCTTGATTTAGAACATTGTTAGCTAATGCTAATGTTCCTGAAATATTCCAATTAGGAGCAACTACTGGATTATAAACTGGTCTAGCCATTGCTATTCCTTAGCGAGAAAGTTTACGTTGTTCAATTTGATCATCATAAGCATTAGCATTACCAGTTTCCATAGCAGCTCTGGCTCTAAGTTGATCTTCTAATGCAGTATTGTATGATTTAATTTGATTATTAAGATTAGTATTTAAAACATCTTTTTGAAGATTGTATTGCTTATTAGCTAAATTACTTAAATTAAATGCATTATACAATCCACCTAAAGAAGTTAAAGCATTTAATCCTAATGCAAATGTAGGAATATTAAAACCAAATTGTGTAGTATCAGAACCAATTCCATTAGTATTTAAATCATCTTGATAAGATGGCGTAAAATTTTCTACTTCTGGAGAAAGAATATTTGCTCCAAAAGTACCTGCTAATGAATTTAATCCTAATAAATCACTATTAGTTGGTAAACGTAAACCAAGATAAGAATTAGTAAGAGGCATAATAAGTTCCTTAAACGTTTAATTTGGTACTAAGAGAATAATCAACAAAATTATGAATTAAATCCATGGTGGTTTCAGCAATATCTGAACCAGTCATAAGAGTTCTAGTGAGATAAGCATCTCTTGGTTCATACGAATAATTTCTTAAAGCGTTGGTAATACTTGAAATATCAAGTGTTTGACTGTATAGAGATGCCTGCATTTTTGCAATTTCTTCACTAATTTGTTGATACTCTTGAGCCATCTTTTGAGTTTTTCTCATGGTATCTTGGGTTTCTGCATTGATAGCCCCAGAAATACCACTTACAACAGCATTAGCTAATTTTAATAAATTTGTAGCAGAAGATAATTTGGTTAATGTTTCTGCCATTGTAGTGCCATTAAAGTATGCAGAGGCATAACTCATAACAACTATTGAAGCAATAGCCCCAATAATTGAACCAATAGTATCTCCAAATAAACCAGTAGCTACTGAGGTAATAACTTTTAAAACAATTACACCAGCAATAGCATTAACTACAGCAGACATAACAGCACTAGCTAATGTTGATGTAGCAGCACTAGATGCAGCCGCTGCACCCGCAGCAGCTCCAGCACTTGCTGCCGCAGAACCAGCAGCACCACCTGCTGCTGGGTTCCAAGTAACTATTGTGACAATAACAGTAACTACAATTGTTATGATAAATCCAAAGATACCTGATTGATACCATTTAACTTTTTTAACAACATAGCAATTAAATACACAATAATAAGTTGATTGTGCTAATTGAGTTGTATATACCAATCCAGATTCTTTAAAAGATTGTTCTTGCAATGGAATAATGAATCCTGAATAATCATCATCATTAAAAGCTTCCATTGCTGTGTAATCTACAGATTTACCTTTATAAATTAAATTTGAATAACTGAAATTAGTAATTTCAATTACTTCATACCTTGTAGTTGTAATTTGATGACAAAAATAAGAATGCTCAACGGTATATGTATATTCTTCGCCTTCTGAATCTACATCAGTATATCTTTTATTTTGAGCATAAAAATGATATTGTCCAGGTTTAATATCTGGTTTTATTAATCCAACACCATAATAATGATCTATTGAACCCCATTCGAGCCAGATATTGAAATTAATACTTCCATAATCAGATTTAATATTAATTCTTCTATTCCCCGTAAAAAATAAATCAAATATATTTTTAGGGGAAACTTGATTTATTGATTCTGCAATATCTTGGTTGTTATAAATATTATATAAATAGGTAAAAATATATCTTTTACCTTCTTCATATTTAGTATTTAAAGAAACACCAAATACTATATATGCAAAATCAATATCCCCAATACTTTTATTCTCTTTTAAATCTTCAATCAGGGAATCATAATCATTAGTACCAATTGCTTTTTTAAAAGCTCTCTTAGCAAATTTATATGATGTAGGAATGTAATCTTCGCTAAGAAATTGGTTCCAAGTTCTTATTGGAATATATGGAGCATAAGTTCTTTGAAGAGGAACAACATCTACAAATAATGCATCATATTCTGGAATACCAGAACCTTTTGCATAAATAATGTAATATTCTCCTGAACCAAAAATAGAAGTATATAAATAAGTTATATAAAGGTATTGAGTATCTTTATTGTATTGTGATGAATTTATTTCATCCTTGGTTCCATCTGAATATGTAATACGAATATCATAACGATAAACAGGAACTCTTCTTCTTACAGTTTCCCATTGACCGTTTTCATTTTTTTCAGATACAGTTTTATATGTATAACCAATAACTACAGCAAATTCTTCTACTGTATATTCATCATTTAATTTATCTTTTCGATTGTGAAATACATACCAATCAGCTATATATGTGTAGTCATATCTATTAATTTCAGCAGATACTATTTCTACGCTTATATACCCTTGGTTCTTTGATTTAATTAATTCAGCTAAAGCTTCTTTATTAATGGGTACGTCAGGATAATAAACAGATGTAGCTAATCCAACTTCATCTGCATATCCTGAATTTCGTACCCATCTAAAGAAACTGCGTAATCGCATTCCTGGGCCATTTAATAACCCATCTTTAATTACTGTACCAAGACTAGGAGAATTATTAAGAACTCCACTAAATACTGTAGTTGGTAAATATTTAGTAGGTTCTTTATCTCCAAGAAGGTTATAAACTACAGAACTAACATAAACCTTCTTTTTAGAACTGAATAAACCCATATTAGGCTAAATTATTATTGTTCTTAATAACAGTAAGAATGCGATCTACAGAAGCATTTTGTAATGCTGTAGGCGCAGTTAAACCTTCATCAATAGTCTTTTGTGTAATCCAAGCATCAGAAAAAATCTTAGCTGCTTTAACTTCAGCATCTCGTTGATAAGAAGTAATTTGCTGATCATATAGGGCTTTTTGTTTTCCAATTGAACCAGTAACACTTTCACCATCAGAACGAGCATCTAATGTTTGAGCGCGTGTAGATTCATAGTTTTCTTTAACCATTGCATATTGAGCATCTTCAGTTCCAAGTTTAAGAACTGTAAGAGCATATTGTGCTTTGCTTTGATGAGCTTGCGCTTTAGCAATAGCTAATTGAACTTTAGCTGTAGAAAGATTTACATTAGATGTAATAGCACCAATTTGTGTTTGAAGAGCATCCCAGTAAGCTTTATCTTTCTGAAGCAAGAAAGTAACAGCAGATTGAAGAGCAGTAGCTACAAGAGAACCATATACCTTAGTATATTCAGCTCCTGTAATTCTTCCATTCTCATATTCCTCTAAAAGATGTTTTTTAATGGCTTCCATAATGCCATCAAAAACACCAGAACCATTGACTCTTCGAGAAGTTAATTCTTCAAGAGTAACTTTAGAAGGAGTTTTTGCTAAAGCTTTAGCAACCTCTTCTGGAATAGAGAAACTATCATCTCCCAGATCAACATCTGGAATTGTAAAATCAAGTCCTTTAGTAAGAGATTCTAATAAATCTAAAGAGACTATATCGCCATCAAATTTCTTAGACATTTCTTCGATAAATAAAAAATAACCTACAGGTTTAACTGTAGGTTATTTTACCGTATTTATATCTTTATTCGATACTTCCAGAAGCTCTTTGTGCTGCTGCAAGTTTCTTTAATTCTTCTTTAGTTAACTGAGGAAGAACTGTAATCGCAAATTCAGGTGCCCAAGATGTTTCAACAACGAGTTGACCATTCGGCCCTTTACGAGTTTTAATACTCAAGAACTTACGATTCTTTAAGAAATCATAAATACATTGTGGAATATGATACCCATTAAATGTAGATTCACCAAAAGGAATATATTTTCTTACTGTACCAATATATTGATTGGCAACAGTAATAATTTCACCAGGAATATCTTTCTTCTTTGGATCAAGATTAGTAATCTGACAACGAACAAGCTTCATAGCTTTTTTATAAATAGCTTGTCGAAGCTTTTGAGGATCATCAGAATTCAAATCATTATTCTGTTTTTCTTGACTAGCAATAACAGCATTGATCTTATTTTTAAGAGTTTCTAATCCAATATTATTAGAGTAGCTAATTCCCAATTTATCAGCTCTATGTTTGAGAAGGGTAAGCTCATCAACTTGAACTTCATTGGGTTGATTATCTGTCAATTCCATTTTTAAATCCTTTTAAATTGGAACCAAGAGAATAAATCCCTTGGTTCCTAATAACCTATTTAATTAAACAGGTGCAACACATTTAATAATACCAAGGCGTTCTGGACGTTTGCACAAGAAGCCATAGTACCATTTGATTGAACTGAAGCCAGTTTCACCATAAGGATCATTACGATCAGCGGTTTCACGACCAGGCATCTTTGTCATCACATTGAATTTCACAGACTTACCATCAGTTTGGAAACCGATAGTTGAGAAGGAATCATCACCGACAACAAAGAACGGATAAATATCATAATGTTCTTCCGTTTCCTCTGGTTCACCTTCTTCCTTCGGAACATTAGAGGTGCGATAACCAGGATTCGTTGTAACCTTAGCACCAGCACCAGCCCAATGAAGCATTTCAGGAACACGGATAATACGGAAATTGTCAATAGAACCAATTTCACCATTAAGAGCTGTACCTGCATCAGCATAATGCTGAACTTCAATAAATGCCTTGTTGCCAAACAAGTCCTTCATTTCTTTAAGAACAGGAACAAGTTCAGAACCAACATAAGCAACACGACAAGCAGGAACAGTCTTCGTATCAATCAGACGTGAACCAGTAATAACCTTAGTTTGCATTGGGGTACGGTTATCTGTAAGAATCTGATCAAGACGCATAAGAGCGCGATAATCAAGAACAGAAGCTTTACCTTCACCGCCTTCACCAGTAACTTCATCATCTGCTGTAGCAGTGCCTGTATAAACAACAGTACCAGCAGAAGCAAGCAAATCTTTCTGAAGAACGGCTTCAGTAAGCTGAACAGCACCGTTCATAAGTTCAGTAGAAAGACGATCTCTCAGTTGATTATCAGAATCAAAATCAAGCGATTCTTGAGTAAATTCATAGAAGAAACCGAATTTATGAAGTGAACCTTCATGGGTCATACGGGTGAAACCAACACGGTTCACTCGACCACCATTTTCAGAAAGCAATGGCAAACGATCAGTAATCAAACCAATATCACGGCTTGAACCATAGAGATTGCCGTTATCATACTTTGAACCAGCGGCATCAAGACCTTGATCGTTCTTGTTTCGATCATCAAGCAAAGGAACATATTCATAGCATTTCATGGTTTTACCATAATGCTTCGGCATATTTTCTGTCGAAGCAAGGGGCATAAAGAATTGTTCCTTACGTGATTGAATAATAGCTTTCTTCAAATAGAAGAAAGTATTCATCTGATCAGAATTAGTTTTTTCGTCAATTGTTGACTTTGTTCCATCAATAGGAGCATTGTAGTTTAACATTATTTATTCCTTACAAACGATTTTCCATCTGCTTTAGGAATTCTTCATCACTCATTGCAAGAGGATTAATGAATTTCTTAGGAGCAGAAGCAGTTGTTCTATTGGGAGCAGCAGCTTTAGCTTTTTCATTATTTTTTAATGAAGAAGTTTTAACTGCTTTTGCTTTAACAGCAACTGGCTGCATTGGAGCAGGTTTCTGTTTAGCTGCTAAAGCATCTCCAATTTGTTTATATGCCATTAAGAACGGAGTTTCTACTGGAATATTTCCCAACACACGTTGACGTTCCATCTCTTCTGTAATGATCTTATAAACACCATTAGCTCTCTGTTGATGGATCGTTCGCATAATTTCAGGCGAATTCCACAGAATCTTCTTAGAGGCGTCGTCCCAATTAGAATTAATTTCCTGAATCGTTTGCATTCCTTCTTGACTCTGTTTAAGGTCATCAAGAACGGACATAAATGCAGCTTCTTCGTTAGAAACTTTGTGACTGCCTTCTTTATATTGAGGTTCCGTTGATGTATCAATCTCTAATGGATCAATACCAGCATCCTTAATAAGTTTTTTAATAGCTTCTGGATTCTTCTTATCCAAATCAATTAAAAAGGATAATTTATCTTCATCCAGCAAGTTATTATTTTCAAGCATCATAAGAGTCTTTTTATACGGAGCAATGGCTTGCATTTTTCTCGTATAATTAGCTCCCATTTGCATGAGCTGAATTGCTTCTTCAGGAGTTTTAAGAGTAATTAACTTACCGTTAGCTTTAAACGGTGTCATAATTTTCTCATAAAACTTCTTATAATCAATTGTAACTTCTTTTTCAGAAGATTGCTTAGATTTTTCTTCTTTAGACTCTTCAGTTTTCTTCTCTTCAGAACCAGAAGGAGAAATATCTTCCTTGTCTTCTGGTTCTTTTACATCATCATTTTTCTTCTCGTTATCATCATCTTCGTTGTTTGAAGATTCTTCAGAAGAATTATTATTTTCTTCTTCGTTAGAAGAAGATTCATCCAAATCAGAAGAATTTCCTTCTTCTGTAGATTTTTCTTCTTCCTTTGGTTCTTCTTTAGGCTCATCTTCCTGAGTTTCTACTTCAGGAGGATTCATTTTCATAATGTCTTCATCAGACATTTCAAGAGGATTCTTTGCATCATCAGGCATAGTTATTCCCCTTCTTCAACACGAGCAGTTTCAATAGCATTATCAAGTTCTGGCATTTGATATTCAGCTTGATCACCCATACGAATAGTAATTTCAAGCCAACGCTTAAAATGCTGTGCCGCTTTACCCATTTCAAGAGCCAAATCTCGATCTTCTTTAGAAATAGCAGGATCACCCGCTACTCCAACATATCGAGAACATTCTTTAGTGCAATATTCATCAAGAATCAATTCTTTAAAAGCAGATGACTTTTGAAGCTTTAATGCAAGATCACGTTTATGCATGAGCTTCTTATAGTTTTCACGTTGCTTTTCAAGTTCATGGACTTCAGACATAACTGACTGGTCTCCTTAGATATTTAAAGTTAAAATTGATTAGTGATTTTATCACTAATTGCATTATAACCAATAGCGGCATCAATATCAGGTGCAATTTCACCTTCTTTTCTTGGTTTAAGCAGTCCCTTAATAATCTCAAGATTCTGATTACCACGAGATTGTGCTTGTTGTTTTTCCATTTCTTGCGTATGTTTAACGCCTGTTTCAGTAAGAACATTATCAATAGCTTTACCTTGAGCTTCAGCTTCTGTTTTACCAGCCATTGCTTGATTCTTAACTGTTTCAGATTGAAGTTTAGCAATTTCAGCTTTAAGTTTTTCAATTTCAAGTTGCTGTTGTTCAACAGCTAATGGGTCAGGTTGAGGTTGATAAGTTCTAAGTCTTTCAGCTAATACAGGCATACGTTTTAATTCTGCAATTTCTGCAAGAATCATCATCGTAATACTAGAATCCATATTAGGCCCAAGAGTTTGAAGCATAAATCCTAAATCTTGAGCTTTAGCATTATCAACTTCAGCAGTAGAAATATCTACTTTAAGATCAAAATTACCTTTAAGATCTTCACGTTTAATAGTTATATATCGTCTATTTGTAACTCTAACAACTTCTTGTTCAGAAAGAAATTCTGCATTCATTGAACAGATTTTCTCTCCGATTTTGATCATGCCTTTAGCTAAACGTCTGAGAATACTCATCTCACGTTTAGACGAAGCATCTAAAACTCCTCGAATAGCAGTAGCAACTCTAGTGTTATAAGCATCACCTGCTAAACCACCAGAGAATGCTTTAACACCAGTAAGAGCTTCAGCTTCTTGGTTCTGCATTTGAACCATAAGAATAGCTGACTGAGGTAGTTCAGGGTATTTATGCTCAATTAATCCACCATTAGGAGAAAGAGAAGGATTAAATTCATAATCCTCACCGTTTTCAAATCTCTTTCTATTTAATGGGTCAAGCATACCCTTAGCAAAACCTTGCTGTGCATTAGCAGATCGACCCAGAGAATCAATCATGCCCCTGGTAACAGCTCCTAGAATTCTTTGATTATCTTCTAAGAGTTCAGCATCAGCTTCACCATAAATATCGCGTTTAATTGGAATATACTGAACAACAACAAAAGGAACCTTTCCATCAGGGAAAGGGTTTTCTTCCATTCGAATAAGAGTATTTCCAATCCAAGTAGCAACAATAGGAACTAATTCACCTGTACCATGAATATCATAAAATCCCCAATATTCATGAGCAATTACTTTTTTTCTTGGAGAATCATTAAAGTTAAAGTCATCAGGTGTAGTAGTTTCATGATCTGGGTCAGTTACTGGAGAATTACTTTCCCAATCAACTTTATCCAGATTTTTATATAGACCCGTTTTTTGAAGTTCAGATTTATTTGTTTCAAATGTATTAATAACAAATAAAGCTTTATCAAGATCACCTAAACAAGAAGGGTCAATATAAACATTAGAAGGATTTAATACCTCTACAACAGGAGCATTTTCAATAACGTGCTCTACTTCTTGTTCTTCTGAACCAGATTGAATAGCAGTTACAGGAAATCCTGTTTCCTCATAATAATTAACGGCTTCTTTAAAATCATCTGGAATAGTTTCTTGATATTCTCTTGGATTGGATTGTTTAAGTTCTATAGCTTGCTGTAATAACTGTAATCCCTGTTCATCTTGAATAGGATAAAAAGAATAGATTGGAACTTCTTCAGTAACCGTAGTAGTTACTCGATTCCAACCTAATTTAACAATACATGTTCCTTCATCTACAGCAGAACGAACATAATCATCAATTAATTTAATTTTGTCTAATTTAGTAGAAAACTGCCAATTAATAAGAATTTGATTTTGTTTAGCAGCGGCTTCATCTTCAAATGTTCTTGGTTCAATTGAAAATAGTTGATCTGTTCCTAAAAACGGTTCAGATAAAGCAGAATAACGCCATTCAGCTTGTCTTCTAACAAGCTTAGGTTGTACAGATGATCTTCCTTTAATCTTAGGAGGTTTAGCTGAACCAGAAACAGTAAGTAAATCTCTCCATTTATCTATTTTAGCTACTTGAGCATCATGGTGAGTTTTACATGCTTCAAAATCACTTTTTAAAGATAACAGAGTAGGCTCATTCTTCCAATCTGTTAATTTTTCAGTTGTTATATAAGGAAGTTGATTTTCATCCATAGCGTTACTCAGTTAAATTCTTTTCATTAATTAATCGTTTTCCGATTGATTTAAGTTGTTGGTCACGGAGTTCAATAAGTTTTGTGAGTTCTCTAACCAACGATATGCCTTCTGTAAGAGAGGAGTCGAATTTACTTGTAATACTTGCAATGTCTCTGCATCCAGAGGTTCTGGATTCGGCTTGACGTTTATATAATTTTGCTCTGGCTTCTGACTGGCGCAACCGTTCATTAAAATCAGCGGTAAAAGTAGCCAAAGAAATTTCATATTTCTTTTGAGCATCAGCAAGTTCCTTTTGAATCTTAGTATTCTCTTCTCTGTACTTTAATTCTTTTAAATAATATTCATTTTTAAGATTATTTATTTTATTTAAATAATTTTGCTTCTCTTGGTTCCATTGTTCTTGTACAGTTTCTTTTCCCCAATCATAACAATAAGAACCAAGAGAATAAAGCACAACAATTATTAAACCAAATATACCAAGATATTTAAGGATCAAGCCCTTGCTGTTCTTTATTAGGTTTAATAGAATCGTACTCATATTTTTCACATTGAGATAAAGCTACATTACCTACTCGATTATCTACCCAACCAACAGTAAATTCAGATAATCTAGTTAAACTCATATAATAAGTTCCTTGTTGAGCATCTATCAATTTTATAATCATTTCACATCCTTTGATAGTACCTCGTTTTTCAAGAAACTTTTTATAAGAATTAATTGTATCTTCTCCTACTTTACCATCTTCAAAAACTTTAGGAAAATCTTTTCCATTTCTAGATAAAGAGTTTAATGCTTTTTGGAACCAGAGAGATGATCTATAAGTTCCCGTATTAACTCCTGCATCTATTAATTTATGGGCTACAGCAGGTGTAATTTCAAGTATTTTATTGAAATTGGGTTTATTAATATATTTGTCAGTATATATTTGCTGTGCTTGTTCTAAAGTTAAATCAATTAGATTTCCTTGATAGCCATATTCTCTTGCTACTTCAAGAGTAATACCATATTTAGTTTCTCCTCCTGGATCACGGGGATCATTAACATATCCACCTTCAAAATAAAGTATGGATGCTAGAATAAAGGCAACAATACCTCCTGTAGTTCCAGCACCATACTTTATTTTATTATTCATATTAACCAGCAGGAGATTCTAAAGCTGAAATACGACCCTCAATTTCAGTAATCTTAGCGGCTAAATCTGTAATATTAGCCATTGTATGAGTGTGACTAGTATTAGCTTTACCACCTACAGCCGTATCAACATATTGCTTAGTAGCAGGATGCATATTTTCTGTAGGAGCTTGAATAGTAACAGCTCCAGTTAATGCTCCACCTGCAAGAGGAAGATATTTGGCAAGTTTAGAATCAACCTGCGAAGAAGTATAGTAAGCAGAAAGATCATTAATTCCTCGGAGATTATCCCAATCGGAACCATTCCAAGCTAAATTATCTCCTGCATTAACATTATGAGAAGAATCAGCAGCAGTTACATTATATGTATCTCCAATTACCATTCCTTCATCAGGAAGATCAGAATAAGAGCTTACTGTACCCTTATAATGAAATACTCCAGCTAATCCACCAGTAATTAACTGTTCTAATTCAGCAAATTTTCTTAAAAGAATATCAGCTAAATAAACATTATTAATGTTTAATTTTGTAGTCATAATTTATTGTTCCTTTGGAATAATACCTTGTTTTAAAAGATTCATTCTTATTTCGTGTTCTTCTTGTTGTTTACGTAATTCCAATTCAAGAAGTTTCTTTTTAAGATTATGTTCTTCTCTGGCTCTTTTTTCTCGCATCCATTGAAAAACACCATTAAGAATAAAACCTAAAATAGTTATAACAATGCCAATAAAAATAGCGGCACCATTAGAACTGAGCCAACCGAATATAGAGGTAAGTGTACCTCCTCCCATGCCCCATTTAGCTGTTAATGAAGCAATTGTGGCATCAGAAATGCCATTGATTATTTCTGTATTTTCTTTCATAAAAATAGGGCATAAATAGTTATGCTCAAATTATAAAAGAAAAGGGAGCTTATAGCTCCCTTATTTTAAATTAATTTCTCATCTCTTTCTTGATTGAGAAAATATAGAACAATGTTTTATAGATATTCTTCATATCATGCAGTTCTTCACCGCATAAATCTTCAGCATCCATTTTGTTCATTTCTTCTAATTTCTGTCTCAAGAGAGTGACAGATTCACCTATCTCAACCTCAAGCCAAGATTTTCCAGTATTCATATCCATAATCTACTCCTCGTATCTAGACATAATTTCTATAAAGGCTTTACCGTCATCTGGGTCAAATTTGAAAGGAATCCCCATTAAATTAATTTTAACGGTGGGTTGCTTTTCAAAAGCCGAGTTAATGAAAAGTTTTACTGCATCTGTATTCAAATTCTTAGATTGATCCATAAGACCAAATTCTTGAAGAATAGGTGTGTATTTATCAGCAATACTATCTACCCTATTAAGAACCAAGGCAGATGAACCTGCTAAAGCCCATTTAAGAAATGATTTATCATCTCCTAAAGCAGGCATAACTCTTTCATCAAGAAAGTTTGCAAGAACTGCTTTAGATTTTGTAAAACTAATCATTGCCATGACGGTAAGCCTCTATAGAATATTACTTGCGAGTGACGGACACGTTACCTGAAATAGGCTGTGTAGCTGGAGCTTCAGCCGTTGGAGCAGTCCAAGAGTTGTATCTCGGCATAGCTTCAGGACAGATGTCAGACAGAGCAACTTTCTTCTGGGCTTTAATGTAGTTGCAATTAACGTACTCGAAGAGACGTTGATCACCACATTCACGGCGTTCAGCTTCAAGAGCCACAGCAGACTTAATGTCACCATAAACGCTATCAAAGCGCATATTAGTTGTCTTAGCAAGACAATCGATAGCATCAGAAGTGCGTTGTTCACGAACGCGAGAATCAGCAACTTCACGGTTCAATTCAGCTACATTGCTACGGAGATTATTGAAACCTTCTGTTAAGCATTGGAACTGAGTTTCATTGCGAGCCAAACGTTCACGAGTAGTAACCAATTCTTGGAAAGCTTCTTTCAAGTTTTGATTAATTTTTTCATCGTTGCGATTGGACATAGCAATAGCTCTGTCAAATACGTTTGAACCAACATGATCTGTATAGCGTTCAGCTTTTAATTGACCGATTTCAGCATCTTTAGCTGAAATAGCAGCTTGGTAAGCACCTTGTCCAACCATAGCTGCATTGCAGTTACCACCAAACAATCCGCCTAAAAGACCATTACCATTACCAGCCCCTAATGCCCAAAGACCACCAAGAGTAGTACCGATAATACCTGTAGTAAGACCAGCTTTTGCTACCCCACTAGATTCAACTGTTGCCATAATGTATTTCCTCATAAAAATTTAAAGGCGTTAAGGAGAAGTTCCTTAACGCCTTTTATGTTAAAGATTTTTTATTTTTTATAGAGGAAATCTAATAAGAGTTTACTTATTTAATAAGAATAAAACAAAATATACAAATTGAAATATTTATAAAAATAAAAACCCCTCATTTAGAGGGATTTATTTTATTAAATCACTATACCCTTATTTGCAAGAGCTGATTCAATCTTATTAAGCTTCCAACGTTGGTATGCTGTTTCAAGTGCCAAAGCTTCTTCATAACGCACCGTCCAAACGTCACCAGCTTCCTTGATAAGACGTTTCACCTGATGCGTCTTTTCAGGAGTTATGACATTTCCCTTTTCGTTAAGAACGGCTTCTTGATCTGTCACTGTTTCGTACTCGTACTGATCGTCCCAGCTATCGTGGCAGACGATGCCGTAGTCTATCGCATCAAGCCCTTCGGCTTCAAAAGCAGTAAGGATATGCTGTGCAATCAGACCGACATGCTTGCGAGCTTCATCACCCTTGGAGGCTACAGCTTCCTTGAAGCGATACTGCTTGAAATTCACACGTGCCCAAGCTTTAAAGACTTTTTCAGGAACATTTTCAATGTCTTGCTTGAGCCGTTCGTCCGAACTGACGATGGGAGAATTTTGAAGATAAAGATCCTTGAATTGGAATGTCGATGATCCGATATCGCAAATATTGTTCGGACGAAAACACTTTTCTTCAAAGAAAAACTGACTGTTTCCTGTATCGCTATTTCCTACTCCAATAAAGATCTTATTCTTTCCGTTATCTATTCTATAGTCAAGGACGTGGGTTGATTTATATGTTTTAGTTCCGTCCTCACCATTATAGCTAAGTCGAGCGATAAAAGAACAAACTGAAAAATCCTGCCCGTCACTACTAACAAAATTAGACCAATCTTTCACATAATAGATATTTCGAATTGAACAGCCAGAAGCTCCTGTTTCATGCGATGTAGCTCCTTGGCACGCATAATTGTCGTACCAAATATTTCCGTATGTATTTTCATCATTTACTGAGCGGACGAATCGTGCGTATGCACGCTCCGTATTGTAGCTCGTTCCGATCTGGTAACCCACTGATGCATGAACCGTTTCAAGATTCGCATGGGCTTCTGGATCGTTGTTATGTAAAGCAATATCTACTACACCCGTATTACCAACAGACTTACAAATTTCAAGAACTTCTTGATTAACTTCTACTGACTTATTTAAATTTTCAATTGCAGTTTGCAATAATGCGGTTTGATCTGCTGTGAGAGCCATTTTTAATTTTCTCCATTAGAAAGTTTGAGTATTGGCTATGCATCTTGCAAATGCTTTACCAATAATGTTATATCCTTTTTGATTATAATGCACAGAATCATGCATATATCCAGCTTTAGTAAAGTTTTTTGCACCTTCAAAAGCCATAAATATGTTTTTATTATCGCGAGTTAATTCAATTTGTGCCTGTTGAACTGCTAAATGACCTTTCATCCAATTATCATTTGTAAAAGCACCTGAATAGAAACCTATTTGACTCATATAAATAGGTAAATTATTATTTGAAGTAAGTTGTCTAAAGAAACTAAAAACATCTAATGTTCCTTCTTTATATGAAGCAACAGTCGTAGTTCCATTACCGATACGAGATGTTTCAGCTTCTCCTTGGATCCATAAAAGACCACCAAGAACATAATCTTCGTTAAGAGTACCTAATGCCTTTATAACAGCAGCATATTGTATTGATGCTCGTTGACGATGTACACTATTATTTCCATACCATGTATTGGAACTTATATTTGTAACTGCTGCACCACCATACGCCACATTCAGAATGCAAACTTTTCGATGTGTGAGTTCGAAAAAATGACGAGCAAACGCAGGCCATGCACTTGCACCATTTGTTTTGGTTGCATTTGTTGGGTCTTTAAGCGGCTGAAGTTTATTAATTCCTGTTTGATAATTCCAAAAACTTCCACAATATTTTGCTGCTTCATAAGGTGGTGTACAGAACCCTACTGCATTGCTTTGACCAGCAACAATAAATAATACAATAGGCTTTTCTACATAAGAACGAATTAAAATATTTCTTGTACGAATTTCATCATCATAATGCGTTATTGCATTTTCTATTTGAATATTTGATTCATTACTTGTATCAGAAAGCAAAGTAAGTAATTGAGTTTCTTTACTTTCTTCTTGATTGAACCAACTTAGAAAATGTTCAATATCTGTCTTTATTTCTTCTGAAGAATGAAGAGAAACTGTAGAAACTCTTCTTAAGAGATCTAAGCCATCTTTATACCATTGATGGTATGCTTTAATATCTCTTTCTGTGAAATGTCTAGAAGTAGAACTGGCTACACTTAGCAACTGAAGAAGATAGCCATCTGTGAGAAGAATCAGTTTCTTATTTTCATCAAAAACTCCTTGAACATCTTTCAAGGATTCTTTAATTTCAGCAGCATCCTGAGCAGCATTTTCTGCTGCTTCAGTTGCTATATCTGCTGCTGCTATAAGATCTTCTCTGTTGGCAATAATGTCTTGTACTAGAAAAGGATCTTCTACTACAAAAACATCTTTACCAACTTTCTTAACTAAGGCTACATTCTGTAAATAATTAAAAGCCATGACCTATTTATTAGAAAACTAGCAATGCCACAATATATACAATTATACAGGCTATTGTAGGACAGATAAAATCTAAGAGAGAATCTTTAGACCATAACTTAAAATTAAATCCAACCCACCAAGGATTACTATTATGTTTAGCTTCTACTTGAGCTACTTCTCTACCAAAATAAAAGCCAATAGAGAATAATCCACCACAAAGATAACTAGTTGCAGTATCTAATCCAAAAAAGATATAAACACAAGCAATAACTATTTGAAAAGTAATTGCCAAAACAATATGAGAAATATTGGTTAAATTCATTTTTATCTCCTATTGTAATAATTACGTAAATAAGTATCTACTTCATCAAATGTTGGAAAAGGAATATCTCTTTCTTTAATAAGCTTATATCCATACTGTTCAAGCATAAAAACAATATCACTTAATTTTATAGCTGAACAACAACAATCGCTATCATATCCAACAATTAAAGAATCAACCCCATCAAATTTAGCTAATGCTGTATGGCTTCCTTCATCTGTTTTAATAATAGGGACATTCATTATTCATCTCCTGGTGTAATTGCAAAATGTAGCTTCGAAATCCTACAAAATGGTAGCAAAAACACGGGACGTAGTTAACGAACGCATTGACATGGTTTGCGTATTAGTAACTGATTCAGAAGATTCTCGCAAGTACAGCGTTCGTTCATTTTGGTTTAATGAACTAAAAACTTTGTTAATGACAATTTCCTCGTTTATAACGTTCTTCCAGACAAACGGCTTTGTTGCACCAAATACGGTTCCCGTGCCAGGGTTATTTAGCTCAGTCTCATCCACGCATTCGATAACTACGTCCTGCTTATCACCTACTGGTGCGGAACCACCAACGATATTCACAGAGCAAACGTAGGCATTTAATGGCAGTTTTAGTTTGGGATACTTAGTATTCTGGACAACACCATTCTGGCTGTAGGGTAACGTCGTCATCAGAAACGGTACTGAATACACAGAGCCTGCCTGATATGTAAGTCCAGGATACAACGGCGATCCGTGTTCTACGCAGTTTGGAAGATTTCTACAATTCTCATAGATAACAGTTTGTCCCTTCTTGTTATCTGGCAGAGTAACCTCACTGTAATCACAGTAAAAATCGACCGAGGCAGTGTACATAGCTCCGCCAACCGTTATGCAGTCTTTGAAAGTTACGCACGAAAACCCGACATTTTCTGTCGAATCAGTGATATACGGATCAGGATTATCAACAAACTGTAGCTTTGACCCTGTCGAATTACTAGGTAACGTGCAGTTGTAAAACGCAATGTTTATGCCGTTGGAGATAGCCACCTTTCCAAAGGCTTGCCCGTGGTCGAATTTATGGATCGCACAATTATCAAACACAACGGAAACAATCGACCTTCCTGATAGGGAACGAATAAGCCGAGACTTCTCACCTCTGCCCTCTAGTCGGCAACCGTAGAAGTTGATTTGAGTTGCGTTATTCTGAGCTTCTACAGATTCAACATTGATAACTGCCGCCTCGTTTTCGTTTTGTGTTGATTCAAAAATGAAGCCGCAGTTAATAACGTCGACCTCGCTTCCTCTTTTAAAGGTAATCACGTCACCCATTTGAGACCAAAAATGACACTGATTAAGCGTCGTATGAAGGCATTCTTGGTTGCCTAAAATTAAGCCCTTATCAAGTTGATAAAAGCGGCAGTAGCTCCACAAATTCTCCGACGTAGCCATGGGAGTTTCCCCTTCCGGGTACGTAGCTTCGTAAAACTTTGTTCCGCCAGTGCCATTAAACCAAAAGTTATTTAGACAAAACGCTTGGTGTACATGATTTGAATAGGCAGAAAACCTAAATCCGTGAATATCTTTTTCACAGTTTCGCTTATCGCAAATGATCGCTAGATTAGTAAGCTCTAACCCTACGTAAGTTGGGCTATTAGCGCGGGTACTGTCAAAGATATAAATATCTTCGTCAGACTTTTCCGGCATAAAAATTATTTGAGAAACGGCCATTCCGTCCCCAAAAATTCTGTCATACCAATTGTTGTAGCCCTTGGTAGCTCCGCTTTCGTTTAAGAAGCAATTTTTGGTGATCTTGTATCTACCGTGAGGTAGGTACAAAGCCCTGTGGTACCTCTGTCTACCGAAATCAGTCGTTGTTGCAGGAGGAACGTAATCTGGCCAAAAAATTTGCTTTGTTGCTTCCTTCCATGCGGCAATAAAGGCTTCCGTATCGTCTGTCACCCCATCCCCAACCGCACCGAAGTCCCGAATATTCACCACATCAGCGAAACGGTCTTCTAGAAGCCTATATTCTGTAGAACCAGTAGCTCTTACAGCTCTTCTTAAAAGAGGAATCTTGATTTGAGAAGGATAATTTCCATGATCTGGGTCATTAAAATTCTTTACCCAAAAATAACCATCAGTTTTAGAGTTATAAACATCTTCAATTGATTCTACGATTCTAGGAGTACCTTCTGCAAAGTCTTTAACATACTCTCCAGTTTCAAGAATCTTTTCAACTGTTTCTGGGATATTTGGAATTGATTCTAATAATTCTGCAACTGTATTAATTGCTTCAATATTATTAGAAATATTGACAATTTCATTAGAAATATCAAGAATAGGCCCAAGCTTATCAGCAAGTTCCTTTAAAGTATTAATATCATCAACAATAGTATCTGCAACTTCAGCTACTTTAATAAGTTCTTCAATATATTCTGAAATTACAGTAATACTTTTAAGATGTAAATATACAGCTTTAACAACGTGATATGACTTTCCTAAAAGCATATCAACTGGTTGTTGTGGAGGGCAGCTTCCAAAAGGATTAGAATAATGCACGTTAATTACCCCAATAAAAATTTGTATCGCCTTGAGTTACAACGGTATATTTAAATACTGCTCCCCCAGAATAACTCTTAACTTCTTTTGGCAATAAGAGTCTTATTAAAGAGTTTTCAGTATCTATTTCAATCGTAATATCAATATCAACTAAAGATTCATCTCCTACAACAATTGTTGTATGAGCTTGTTTGATAACTAATCCGTTATCTGTATCAGAAATTATACCGTCATTGCAATGGATTTTTAAGAATTTTTCTGCTTCAAAATCCACAAGAGAAATATCTAAATCCCAAAAAATACAGGAATATTCTGGAAGCTTAATAGTATTAATTTCAATATTATTTGGCATGTCATACCAAATGTTTTCTTGTTGATATTTCTTTGATTGTGTATAAAGATATTCTTTTACATCACTTGTACTTGCATAATTGCCTTGTGTTGGATCAGGCATCTTTTGTAAAAGAATTTCACCTTTCTGGAATGTAGAATTTTGATTTACCCAAACAGATAAATCATTTCCTGCATCTTCAGTTGTAGCTTCTCCAGTATCTTCTGCAACAATTTTTTTAATCCAATAAATACCATCTCGATTAGCAGAAAATATGTGATTTTTTATTCCAAAATCACTACCATATTCTCCACCAAGAGCTACAGAATTTCTTGCAGATAAAGTATTTCTAACTCCACCTAAAGAACCAGAAGCAATACCATTATTTTTGTTCTTGGTTCCCCCAATAATTACAGCATATTGGGCAGAATTAATATCATTACCTTCACCAGAAATTATTGAAGATGTTTTTGAATTAGTAATATGATTATTGGCCCCAGAGAAAATATCTGAATTATTAGAAGAATCAATAGAGTTTCCATTTCCTCCGTGAATGGCTGATTCATTACACGCTTGTATAGAGTTGTTCTCGCCACCCGTAATAAAGCAATTCTCTTTAATCTCCGTAAACGATGAGCCAAAGAGAATTTCATTATTTTTTCCTCCAAGAATTGTGGAATGGTAAACACCATTTATTGTATTTTGTTCTCCATTAACAATACTTGAATACTTTCCTGAAGAAATTTTATTCTGATAACCATCAATAATTACAGAATAATTATTTTCATATTCTTCATATAAAGAAGCAGAAGCATTATCAAGAGAATTTTCTAATCCAGAAACAATAACAGAATAATCTGAAGTATCTATTGTATTATCTGAACCAGAAATATTAATTACATAATTAGAATTACTAAGTAAAGCTGAATTTGTAGCACCAGTAAATCCAAAGTTTATATTAGTAAAAAATCCATCAATAGTTGTACTAAAGAATGAATTCTTGACTGTAGTAGATTGAGTATTTTCTATCAACCCAAATACAGATTTTTCAGAAGTACCCGTAATCGGTGAAGTAGAGCCATACCCAACAATAATAGTGTTACCGTTTATGGTAAATGATGAACCAGAAATAACACCTATATTATTTCCTGTTATAGCGATTGAATCACCAGTTCCAATAAATCCATTGTTTCCTGTAATACTATTTTTCGAACCAGAAGGAATAGCAGAATTATTTCCAATAATGGTATTGCTAGTTCCTGATCCAATAAAGGAATTAGTTGAATCACCAGAAACAAAACCTATTTTATTAAGGGTTCCTCCTGCAATAGCAGAATAAGTCCCAATAAGAGTATTATTTAAACCACTTCCTATAAATCCATATTCTGCTTGATTTGTATTTCCTGATCCGCCAGCAATAACTCCAAAGTTTCCTAAATTAGTATTACCAGACCCACCACTAATAACAGAATATTCACCAGCAGCAATAGTTGTTAAACTAGTATTATTTAGTTGGAAATCAATAGCAAAATTGCCTCTAAGATTCCCATAAGAAGAAAAATGAAGAGAACCATTTCCTTTAGGGGAAATAATAATATCTTGATCAGTTGCATCAGTTTTTGGTGTCCAAATTGATGCTGATCTTCCTTCTTCGTAAGAAATTATCCCTTCATTCCAATAATCTAATTCTGTTGGTTCTGACGGCTCTTCTCCTCCACCGCCACTACCTTCTTCTGAAGAACTTGTCTCTTTACTTAATCCTTCACCAGAAAGTTTAATTGTTATTGTTTCGTGGTTTTTTTGTTCAACAATAATTGAACCAGAAACAAGACCTACACCTACAGGTGCAAAGTAAACAGGAATATGAATTTCTTGATTAGGTTTAATTAATGAAGGAATACCTTTAGCACCCATTTCAAAATTACCTAAACAAACAATGCTATAAATAATTGCATTGTTTTTAGTATCTGTATTCTTTAAGGAAATTACTTTAGTTCCAGATACTTTATATTCAGTAACTTTTCCAAAATCTAATTCAAGAACATTAGATGTAATTAATCCATATTCTTTATCTTTGCATTCTAATGTATCGCAATAAGGATATGAAGACATTACACCCAACCCCTTTCATTAAATTTAATATTTGTTTGTGAATATGAAGAAGAAACAATATCTTGCTCTATAGTGTCTCTGATAATTGCATCATATTGAGCCAGATATTTTTGAGAATTAGCAACAGCTTCTTGAGTATTCATTCCAGAATAAACAAGATAAGCTACATAAGCTTTTAATGCTGATTCTAAAGAAATAGGGATATTAATTTCTTTTTCAGGACAGCTATAAAAATCCAATACAGGATGTCTTGCTTGATAAACAACAGAAAGTACCGCCCCACAAACAGGATGCGGTACTTGAAGCATATCAAAAGAAGGTGTAAATACACTCCAATACTCAGAATGATTATTTAATGGAAGCTTGCAATGAGTATTTGACCAAACTTCCATTATTTTAATTAAATCATCTTTATATGGATTTTCTTCAGTATCTCTAATAAACTTTTCTTCTGTTGAGTTTGTATTTGTGTATGCATGTTTTGAAGAAAGGTGGTATTGAGTTCTGTTTTCAGTCAATTCAACGAATAAAACTGCTTTACGTAATGCAAATTTGCTATATAAACGCAATAAAGCTTCATTAATAAAATTAACAATAACAGGAACTTTATCTGATCTTATAGAACCTTTACCATCATTTCCCCAAGATAAATTAGACAACTCTCCCCAAGAGAGTTGTTGTAAACATTCTATTAAAGTCATTACGGTTACACTATATAAGAAGATATTCCACTTGGTTCTTCATGGTAATCATCATCATCATATATTGGATCTCCATGCTGATTAACTAAAACATTTTCAGCAGGTTTCCAAAGATTCATGTAACCAAGCATTGAAATGGTATCAAGACAATCATCATGCCCTTTTAAACCAGATTTAGTAGCTAGTTTAATTTCTTGCATGAATGTTCCCATTATAGACGACATTTTCATTTCTTTTGGGAAATAAAATTTACCTGTTTTGAACCAAGGAACAACAAGAGCAAAACGAGATAATTTATCAGTAACGGGTCTAATTCCAGGAGTATTTCCTCTTTGATTTGAAGCAAAATTAAACCAAATATTTCGTTTCATCATTTCTTGTTGGAACCAAGGAATGAAACCTCCTTGCTGACCAGTTACTTCAATACCTACAGATAACGGTTTATATTCTCGAACCAAACGGAATAAATCATCTACATTTTTATCCATTGTCTGTTTTTCACAGATACCGTCAACCCAAAAAATATCACCATTTGCATTGTAAGCCCAAACAGAAATTACAGAATCATCAGCCGTTTGTTTAGAACTTGTTGCAAAGTCAGTTGTTATATAAAAATTATAAAAACCTTTGTTTTCCAATAACTGGATTCTTGAATACCAACGTATTTCTTCATCTTGAATAAGACGTTCATCAGCAGATGAAATTCTTAGCATTAATTCTTGATAGAAAGCTGATAATTTTCCAGTCTTTTCAGACATCTCATATTGACCCATAATAAAGTCATACGAGAAACGATCAGGCCAAGCTCCTGAAAACTCTTCTTTAGAACAAGGAAATCTTTCACATACAGGCCATACGTTAACTAACCAAGCTCCTGATTCAACAGCTTCAACAAGAATATCGTCTTTATTAAAGGGTGTACCATTAAAAATGACCTTTCTCTTTACTGGATCAAGAGCATAGTTAATACCTTTATAAACTGTATCTTTAATTAATTGCATTACAACTTTAGATTTAGATGCTTCATCACTAATTAAGTCATCTAATACAGCTAATTTAGGACGTTTACCAAATATTTTTGTACCACGAAGACCTGTAGTAGCACCGAATAATTTACATCCAAATAACTTACCATCCTTATTCTGAAACTCAATATAAGAATCAGTAAATTTAGCTACAGGTAAGCAATCTTTTAAAAATTCAGAGTTGTTATATCTGTATTCAATATTTTTTCTAGCTGATTTAACACCATTATCCATTGAATCTCCGACATAAATCATCGAATCAATTTCACCTAATCCGGGTAATTCTCCAAATACAGCTAAATAAAGAACCAGATATTCCATAAATACTGTAGTTTTAGCTGCACCACGAAAACATAAATTAGCAATATAGTTATAAGGTAATTGAATCTTATCTAACATTGCTAAATGTACAGGGGGAGTCTTATGACTCTCTGGCGTTGAACCATTAACAAGCTTAATAAAATTCATATATCCTAATGAAAATTCACTAGGAATATATTCACTTGAATTTAAAAACTTATAATCAACTTTATCAAGCCAATCATCTAAAGATTTTTTAATCAGATTCGACATCAATAATTTCCTGTTCTGCTATTGTTTTAGGAGAAACGCCTTGTTTTTCGATCATTTCTTTTTGGTTCTTTGCCAATGCAAGTAGGGCATTCTTTAGTTCAGAAATACCCTGTGTTTCTCTCATATCAATATTTACAGCAGCTTCTGCTTTTTCTGGTTTCTTAAGATGATTAAGTAATGAATCAGCAGCCATACATTGAATTCTTTCAGATTTGGCAGTATTCATTAACTCAACTTGTTTATTAATGGCTTTTTGATATACATCTTGATTCAAGAGCCAGACAGGAATAAGACTTTGTTCAATTAAAGAAGTAACTAACTTAGTCTTATGGAACGCAGAAACATAACAAGAAATATCTTTAGCGCTGGTTCCTTGTGCTACAAGCTTTGCATAACGATCTGGAAAAGTCTTAAAGTAAGCATCTTGATTTGTAAGACCCATTAATTTAAAACTTACATATTTAACAGCATTTAAATATTCATAAATTTGGTATCTTCCATCAAGAAGTACATGGGTATAAGTAAGAAAATTTTCTTTAATTGATTGTGCAATTAAAGGATCATTAACACTTTTATTAATCTTATCTACAAACTCTTGAGTAACAACACTCTTGAGTCTTGTAGGCATAGCTTTTTTGACATCTTCAATTGTTAAATCTTCATTTTCTTTAACAACAATATTTGTATCTGACATATCAGGGTTTCTCCCAATCTGATTCTTAGAGTAGAACCAGTATATCAGATACCTTTAGGTATTGACAAATCAGAGTCTTTTCCTATAATTCTTACATCTTTTCTTTTTCCCTTTTTTCTTTTCTGGGAACCATCTAGATTTATATAAATATATAAATCAAAAGACCTACTATTGTCTTCGCAATAAGGAATAATAATTACATTAAAAGGTTGCGAAGCAACCTTGCAGATGTAATTTTATGACGCATGGAGAAGACAATAGTAGGTCTTAGAAGAATAAACAGATTATTTCAGCTATAGTAAATCCTGCAATAGTTCCTGAAATAAAGAAAATAGTTTTTGTTCTAAAGAGATTTTTATTACGAGTTTTTTCTAATAATTTTTGAAAATCTCCTTCAATATCTTTATCTATATCTAACATTTTGTTACCTCCTAGTAATGCATTAATACTTGATTTCCTTGCCTAGAAGGTTTAATCTTTTTCTTGGTTCTGTAGAACTCTATATCTCTTATATTTGGAATCCACAATTCTATGTAAAAGTTCTACAGAACCCTCCAATTTTAGCATATACCTCCGTGAGACGAACCAGAAAGAGAGAAGCTAACTACTTCTCTCTTTTTGTTTTGATAGTTCTTGCTATTGGGACACCCAATAGTATTTGTGATATGTATTTATAGGTTCAATATCACACCCATTCACACCTGTGAATAGGAAGTATCCCCCCCCCCATACTTACTCATATTTCCTACCTATACCCCACATTTCATGCCTGTAATAAGTATCTAGTCTGCTTCGCAGACATTTGGATATACCATTCGGTATATCTATGTGGATTCTCTCGTTGACTAACAACCATAGGAGGTATAGAAATGTCCAACGTAAGAACAACTCTCAGTTCACTCTTGTCTGTTCTTGATAAGGGTGGTTCATGCATTGCTGGTATTGCCAATTCTGGCATTGACAGCCTAGAGATGCTGAACAATCGAATTGCTTCTGCAAAGCGTATGCAGAGCAAAGAGATTGAAGCAGACGAGCTGGTTCGATCCCAAGAGATTGAACTTACTCTGGTTCAGCGTATGACAAGTTTGGTAGAGGAAGCAAATGTCCTCCAGACTACCAAACAGGATGCAGTGAACCAAGCTCTCAATGTAATTGATACATTGAGAAAAGGTAATGCTTCCTTCTTGATTTCGAAGAAGGAAACTATCTCTTCTGCTTCTAAGTAACCTTTAACAGAACCAAGGGGCTAATAACCTCTTGGTTCATTTACTATGAAGGCAGTCTTCTTAACGTTGAACATGTTCGCATGTTTAATGCTCTGCTTCTTGCAGAGTACAAATCCCTTCTTCGGGGGAAGTACTCTGTTTTGGATTCTTGCAATCCTTGCTGCTATAAGCAGTGCAGTAAACATCTTCTTCCATTCAACCGAATAAAAGTAGCCTGGGAGCCAATAACTCCTAGGCTTTTTAATATGCTTAGATTAACAATTATCATCGTAGGACTCTTCGGAGTCCTTTTTAATTTCTACATAGGGAGCCAATACTCTCTATTCATTGACAGACTTCCTTACGGCATTTATGGCACTTGCTGCCTTTATTATCTTCTCAATACTCTCGATTCTTATGTGGAATAACCTAATACGCTCTCTTTCTCTGAGAGCGTATTAGCTTGTTTCACACCTACACAACACTTCCTTGAGATTGTTCCTTGATAAGAACTTCCTTCGTATAAAAAATACCATATTGCAAAAAATGCAATGGAGATGGTAGGAGATTGCAATAATTGAAAATCTTCACAAACACCCCAAAATCCTCGTCTATTGCACTTTATACCCTTTCCTGTACCGATACCTTATTCACCCTTCTTTCTTCTCTCTATCGCTCATTAAACTCAATCTTAACCCATAATCAACTCATAATCGTTTCTTCTTTCCCTTCTTGTTATTCACTCAGCTCTGTTACTAACCGCTTCGCGGTTGGTTGGATAAGCGCTGTTGCTTATCCCTCAAGGTAGTTGTACCTTGAGAAACTTTCTTCCACAGGAGGCATATTATGTCTATCAACCGTACATCCGCGCTCTTCAACTCTCAGAACCAGAACAACAATGATTCTTCCGAACAGAAGAAGTCGGTATTCTGGGTCAACGTTGGTTACAAGACTGGCGTTGAAAGGGAGGACGGTAGCGAGATCATCGTTACCTTGCCGTTTGGAATCCCGTTGGATTCCATGCAGTACGTTCAAACCAACTCTCGGAATACAGAGTGGTCTGAACTCCAGCAGGCACGCAACAGTCTGTTGGACGATCTGCGCAAAGCAGCTTCTGAACTCGCTCCTGGCGAGGAAAAGGAGCTTACGCTTTGCGTAACGCTTCGTCGAGCAACGGAAGCTGTATCGGAAACGGCGGGCAACTCCAACAAGTTTGCTCGTAAGGGTAGCTTGTTCTAACAAATTTAGGAAAGTAGAGATTTATTCTCTACTTTCCTTTATTTTTAGAACCGAAATCTTAGTTTTTGTATTTTTGTTTGTATTTCGATAGTTCAACTACGAAATCTTAAAAGTACAAAATATCTTAACTTTTAAAAAGTCTTACCGAAATGCAGAAAGAGATTGCCGAAAAGGTCTATGACTACCTTATTCAAGGTAAGTTAGATGTAGTTAAATACATCATTGAGAACCAAGTAATCAATTGTTTTGGTACTTATCAAGACTGTAAAACAAAAGATGACATAGAAGTTACTAGAACATTAGTTTTCTTTGTCTTTGATGATGCTTCAAAAATTATTAAAGAAATCGTTAGATATAAAAGTAATGCAAAAATGTATTTCAGAAGCATAAGAATGCAATCAAAGGATATTGAGATATGTCAAGAAAATTTTGGAGATCAATTTGATATTGATGACGTATCTAGAGAATATTGGTTCTTCAAAATTTAATCATTTTCTTTGGTCATTTCCACTTAAAGATAAATCTATGAGACAACTAAAAGCATTTCAATGTATTGAGGAGATGAATCGAGGAAAGATGAATCTCTTCAAACTCATTCTTAAGAATGAAGCTGTATGTTATTCATCAGCTTCTATTGGGCTGAAAGATAATAAGCTCATCTTCTACATTGCAAGATTTGAGGATGAATCTTATTTTATGAAGAGATATATCTTCAATCAAAGAAATGAATTGATCTTTGAAGGATGCAATGCTTCGGCAATGGAATATTGTGTCCTTCCGAAGATTGCTAAAATTCAAGCACTTAGCAAACTTGAGTTTATTAAGGCGATTGGACTATGAATATAGCTTACAACTTCTTTCGTAAATTGATCGGAGTAAGAATTATCAAACTTACTCCTGAAGAAGAACCAGAATGGGAAGAATTGAAGAAAACAGCTAAACAAAAGCTTATCAATTCTTTCTATGATGTTTATGTCTTCGAAGATAGTTCATATATGTATGAACTTAAAGAAGATAATGGTCGTATCTATGTAGGATTGGATACAAAATTCATTCCTTGAACCAGAAAAGAGAGATAGAAATATCTCTCTTTTGCTTTATGAAGAAGTGTTCCCTATTTGAAATATTCAAGTTAGAAGCAGATAGTCTTGGACTTAGACTATCTAACGCGATTAAAACCATCGTATCTTATAAAGATACAGAATATGAATTACAGTTATCTGATTTAATGAAAGGACTTTCATTCTTTTCAGATGATTATGAAGAAGTAATTGTTTCTGATATAAAAATGTATTTCGTTAGTCATGTTATTTATATGACTAAATTGAATGGAGTATGGATAGCTAAATCTATTCCTAGAAATCCTCCAATTCTTGCTAAGAAATACAGCAGACAGTTTAAATTATTTGCAATTAAACAAGGAGCTAAATGAGTACAGTATTTGTGTTTGGAAGTAATGAACTTGGGTTTCATGGAAGTGGGGCAGCTAAAACTGCCCTTCTTCATTATGGAGCCATCTATGGGAAAAGCTATGGTCATTATGGCAATAGCTTTGCTATCCCTACAAAAGATAGAGACATCCAAACTCTTCCTTTGGAAATCATCAATATGTACGTACAAGGCTTTTTAGCTTTTGCTCGTGGCCACAAAAGAATGAAATTCAAAGTATCAAGAATTGGATGTGGATTAGCAGGATATTCCGATAGTCAAATAGCTCCAATGTTCAAAGGGGCATCAACAAATTGTTGCTTTGACATTAAATGGAGAAACTATTTAGGAGATAACTATGCTTACTTCTCGTATGAAGGATCAACTGGAACTGGAGAAGATATTCAACAAGAATCAGCTGATGCCGAGAGTTCGTGAAGAATTTAGAAAGGAACCAGAACTAAAAGAAATTATGATTAAACATAATATTCCTGAAGATTTTGGTTTTGATCTATTAGCAAATATGGCTCTAATTAAAAGAGCCAATATACCAACTCTAGTTGGTATTCTTAGACATCATTATGGTGATTCACAAAAGACAATGGATATGATTCAGCTTTGTTGTGAAGCTGATCTTATTGATTGGTTTGATGATGTCAGAGTATTCGTTACTAAATTTGAGATTAGTAAAGATGTTCAAGAAGAGTTAGATAGATTTCAATTTCCTCTTCCAATGATTATTAGACCTAAGATAGTTAAATCTAATAAAGAAACTGGCTATCTTACTTCTAAGAGTTCAATTATTCTTAAAAACAATTACCATGAAGATGATGTTTGTTTAGACCATATTAATCGTATTAATTCAATCAAATTAAAACTTGATATGGATACTGCGATGATGGTTAAGAATAAATGGAAAAATCTGGATAGACAAAAAGAAGGAGAAACTTGGCAAGAATATCAGAAAAGACAGAAAGCTTTTGAAAAATATAATTCCACAACTTTAATGGTTATGGAATTAATTAATCAAAACAGCGAATTCTTTTATTTAACTCATGCCTATGATAAACGAGGTAGAACATATACTCGTGGATACCATATAAATGATCAAGGCAATGAATGGAATAAAGCTGTTGTTGAATTCTTCCACACAGAAATAGTTAAGGAGTAAATCATGCAAGAATTCTCTGGCATGGATTATCTTCGTATTGATATAGCTAATCACATGGGCTTTGATAAAAAGCTCTGGGATGAAAGAATTTTATGGACTATATTTCATGAAAATAATCTAGAAGATTTTCTAGATGAAGCCGAAGAACCTGCTCTTTATTATGCTGCTGTAAAAGCATATCGTAAAGCTTTGGCAGGTGAGCCAATAGGATTTCCTATTAGTTTGGATGCTACTGCTTCTGGTTCTCAAATTCTTTCTTGTCTTACTTGTGATAGGAAAGCAGCTGCTCTTTGTAATGTAATTTTCACAGGCAAACGAGAAGATATTTATACAAGTATCTATCATCGTATGGCTGAGAAATTAGGTGAAAAAGAGAAAATTGATAGAGAACCAGTAAAAAAGAGTGTGATGGTGTCTTTTTATGGGTCTAAAGCAGTTCCTAAGAAAGTATTTGGTGAAGGTAAACTTTATCAAACCTTCTTAGAAACCATGAATGAAAGCGCTCCTCTTGCTTGGGAACTTAATAAAGCTTGTCTGGACTTTTGGAATCCTAAAGCATTATCTTATGATTGGATTATGCCTGATGGGTTTAGTGTCCATGTAAAAGTAATGCAACCTCAAAAGGATATTGTTCATTTTATGAATGCTCCTTATGAAGTTATTTATGAAGTTAATAAACCAACAAAAGAAGGTAGAAGTCTCTCTGCAAATATGGTTCATTCTATTGATGGAATGTTTGTAAGAGAAATTCTAAGAAGATGTAAATATGATCCAGTAAAGATTAAATATTTAAGGAAATTAATAAATGATTATTCAGAAAGTAAACATAGTAAATGTTTAACTAATTTTACTGATTTTAAATTAGTAGAATTAATTTCACATTATAAAGATTCTGGTTATTTATCAGCAAGAATCTTGGATTATCTTAATAAAGATAATATTAAATATTTAGATAAAGAAACTATTAAAGATATTAAAGAGCTTCTCGACTCTCTTCCTAAGAAGCCATTTGATGTATTGTGTATTCATGATTGTTTCCGTGTTCTTCCAAACTATGGAAATGACATCAGAAAACAATACATAATTCAACTTGCTAGTCTTGCTAAAAGCAATATGCTTGAGTATTTGCTTAAACAAATTACAGGACGAAAAATCAGTATTAATAAAGGTGATCCAGAAATGTATAAGGACATCTTGAATACTGAATATGCATTAAGTTAATCTATAGAACCAAGGGAATTTTTCTCTTGGTTCTATTTTTTTCTTAACGGAGATTGATATGGATGTTGCAATTGGAGTATTTCACAGACTCTATGAACCAATTGCTAAAGATAAAGTAGTAAATTGGAATACTATTTTTAAACATGATCATGCTGATGTAAAACTTACTCTTGATGGTAAGAAACTTTATCGAATTACTCATCGTCTTCCTTATGAAGATTTCATTGAAATTGGTGGAATGACTATGGATATTCGATCAGCAATTAATTTTTTAGATATTACAAGAAAATATCCTGATTTTGTTATTTCAAATCAATTCGAATTCTTTGTAATTATGCTGGATAATCAAGAAAATTCTAAATTGGAGTATCTATAATGAACAATATTTCAAATATTTATCGTTGTACCCCTGATCAAATTAAGCAATTTACTATTGCTTGTATTCAAGCTTCTTTGGTTCCATTTATTCAAAGCAGTCCTGGATGTGGTAAATCTCAGATTGTTAAACAAATTGCTAAAGAATACAATCTTCAATTAATTGATCTTCGATTGTCCACTTGTGACCCCACTGATTTAGTGGGCTTACCTCATTTCACACAAGATAATAAAGCAGAATTTATGCCATTTAACATTTTTCCTTTGGAAAATACGCCACTTCCTAAAGGAAAAGATGGTTGGTTATTATTTCTTGACGAATTCAATTCTGCTTCTAAGATGGTTCAAGCTGCCGCTTAAATATAGGCATTTATGTAAGTAATTACATATCTAAAGTTCCTTAAAACGGGAAACTCTTAATTTGTACAAGTATGTATATAAGGTTATAATATGCTTGTATAAAAAGACAATCCGTTACTAAAGGTGCTTTATGGAAATTTGGAAAGCTATTCCTAATTATGAAGGATATTATGAAGTATCAGATCAAGGTCGAATAAGAAGTCTTGATAGATATGTTAAATGTAAAGGTGGAATAAGAAAAGTTACAGGAGCTATTAAAACTCTTCAATATAACTATCAAGGTTATCAAATTGTAACTTTAGCTAAAGAAAATAATTTACGTACTTTTACTGTACATCAATTAGTTGCTTTAGCTTTTATTCCTAACTTCATAAAAGGAATGGAATTAAATCATATTGATGGAATTAAAGATAATAATAAATTATGTAATTTAGAATTATCTAATCCATCTCATAATCAACTTCATGCTGTTAAATTAGGTTTATCTCCAAAAAAAGGAAAATCTAAATATAGAAATGTTTCTTATATAAAAAACTCTAGAGCCAAAAATAGATGGGCAGCATCTATTAGATATGCTGGAAAATCATCTTTTGGTTGGAAAACATTTTTTACAGAAAAAGAAGCAGCTAAGTATGTTGATGAATTATTAGATTCTATTGGAGATACCCAAAGAATTAGAAATTTCCCAAAGCACTAAATGTCCAACGACTAGATCATTTGATCGTACACCTAAGTAGGTGGAAATGGGAACTATCCTTTAATTTAAAGGATATTGATATAGTCTGCTCTATATAGAAATATATAGCTGGATTAATTATCCGCTCTTAGATTAACGACCTAAGAGGAACATTTGGTATAAACTTGTACTTGATCGACAGGTAGGAATTAATAATCTTCATCCAAGATGTGCAATTGTAGCAGCAGGTAATTTATCTACAGATAAAGCTATTGTTAATAGTCTTTCAACTGCTATGCAGTCTCGTGTAGTACATCTTGAAATGGAGGTTAATTTTAATCAATGGCTTAATAATGTAGCTTTGAAAGAAAATTATGATAAGAGAATTATTGCATTTCTTTCAATGTACAACAGTAAGTTAATGGATTTTGATCCAGACCATCAAGAAAAAACATTTGCTTGCCCAAGAACTTGGGAATTTGTTAATCGTTTAATTATTAATCGAGAAGTTACTGACGAAATTGCTCCACTTCTTTGTGGAACTATTACTTCAGGAATTGCAGTTGAATTTGTACAGTTTTGCAAAGTATATAAAAATCTTGTAACTGTTCAACAAATTCTTGCTGATCCTAAGAATTGTCCTATTCCTACAGAAACTGCTATAAAGTGGGCAATTACAACAAGTATTCTTGAACATATCAATCTTCAAGATTTCGATAAGATTACAGAATATATTGATAGATTCGATATTTCGTTCAGAATTCTTTTCTATCGTTCTGTTTGTATTCGTAATCCAGAAATTCAAAACCATAAAGCTTTTACAAGAGCTATGGCTTCTCTTTCTCGTTATATTTATAACTATGGATAAAAATATTGATATTGATAGAGAATTAGATAGAACCAAATCATCAGTATTTCTTGGAAATAATGCAGCATTTCTTGGTTCAATTCTTTGTAGTTTAAATTTCTCTTGGAATGAAGAAATTGAAACTGCTAGAACCAATGGTATAGAAATTCAATGGAATCCTAAATGGTTCTTATCTCTTTCTCCTAAAGAACGTAATTTCATTTTAGTTCACGAACTTTGGCATGTAGCTAGACTACATGCTATTCGTAAAGGAACCAGAGATCCTAAGCTTTGGAATAAAGCATGTGATTATCGAATTAATAATGACTTGCAAGAAGATGGGTACGAACTAACTAAAGATTGTTTAGTTGATCGTAGTTTTGATTGTTATGAAAAACAATCTGAAGAACAAATTTATGAAATTCTTCTCAATGATAACAATCAAAATAAATTACCAAATAATGATTTTGGTAATGATCTAATAGATCAAGAAAACCCATCTCCTCAAACACAACAACAATTAATTAATACTGTTGTTAATGCTATTCAACAAGCCAAGATTTCTAAAGATTCAGGAAGTATTCCTGGGGATATTATAGAATTTATTGATAAATTCTTAAAACCTGTTATTCCTTGGCAATCTCTTCTTATGAGATATATGACTGATCTTATGGAAGAAATCTGGTCTTGGAAAAAACCAAACAGAAGATTTCAAGATATTTATATGCCTTCAAGAATTTCAGATGACGGAAGACTTGAGCATTTAATGTATTTCTTGGATGTTTCTGGTTCTGTCAGCTCTAAAGAAATTATTCGATTCTTTAGTGAAATTAAATATATTCAAGAAACTTTAAATCCTAAAAAACTTACTCTAGTTCAATTTGATCATAAAATTCAGAAAATCGATGTACTTACAGAAGATCAACCATTTAATGGAATAAACATTGTAGGCAGAGGAGGCACTTCTCTTTATGAAGTACATGATCTAATCAAAAAAGAAAAACCTACAGCCGCTGTAATTTTTAGTGATTTAGAATGTAAACCAATGGAACCAGTAGGAAAGATTCCAATAATTTGGGTTATTATTAATAACCCTGAGAAAAATCCTTCTTTTGGTAAATCTATTCACATCTCTATTTGAGGAAAATATGATTGTAAACAGAGAGTCTCTTTTACAGGCAATGCCTATCGTAAATATGCTTAAAACTAAAGAGCATACTGAAACTACTTCTTATGGTCTTGCTGAAGCTGGGTATGACATCCGTCTCCGTCAAACAATTCACTTTACTTTTAATGAACAAGGAAAACGAATCGTAATTATTCAAGATCCTAATACTGGAGCAGAATGCGTAAGAGCAGGACGATTTACGATTGCATCTGCAATTGAAGAATTTAACCTTCCTAATAATCTTGTAGGCGTTGTTCATGATAAATCTACATGGGCACGTAAAGGACTTTCTGTATTTAATACAGTCCTTGAACCAGGATGGAAAGGCTATCTTACACTTGAACTTGTATATCATGGAGAAGATGATCTTCTTCTTCCAGCAGGTTGTGGTATTGCTCAAGTAGTATTCAGTAAGACTACTGATTTGGTTTCTTATGGCGGTAAATATCAGAACCAGGAAAACAAGCCTGTTGCAGCTCGTATGGATAAGGATCACTTTTAATGCTGATAGTTTTTGAAGGAATCAATGGTGCTGGTAAAACCACCATGATTAATAAAGTATTTGATTGGTTGGCTTCTATTGGAAAGCCTGTAGTTTTAACTAGAGAACCAAGAGGATATTTTAAGCAATGTATGCAAATCTCTGGTCTTTGTTCCAGAGCTAAAGCTCTTCTTTATTTAGCAGGAAGAGCTAATCATACAAATCTTTGGATTCTTCCTTATCAAGGAAAAAAGACTATTGTCCTTTGCGATAGATACCTTGATTCATCAATTGCTTATCAAGTATATGGTGATGGATTTGATAAAGAATTAATTAATAAAATTAATGATTTTGCCACATCAAATACTAGACCTGATTTAACTATTTATTTGGATACTGAAGTATCTACTGGAATGGAGAGATCAGGATTTAAAGATTTTGATTATCTTTCTAGAGTTAAATCTGGATACGATGATCTTAAAAAGAATCATAAAGACTACATAGTAATTGACGCGAATAAATCTATAGATGAAGTATATACAGCAATAAAAGAAGCCATTAAAAAGAAATTGGAGATTTAAATGATTATTTCATTTGAAGGAATTGATGGTTCTGGTAAAACTACTATTATGGAAATGACTAAAAATTATTTTAAGAATTTCCTTAATAAAGATGTAGTTACTACTAAAGAACCTACAGGTGCTTTTAGAGACATTCTTCTTAATAAAGATATTTCTCTTAGCCCAATTACAGAACTTTTTCTTTTTATGGCTGATCGTGGATACGATATTGATACTGTAATTTATCCTGCTCTTAAAGAGGGAAAAATAGTTCTTATTGATCGTTATTCAGATTCAACTCTTGCATATCAACATTATGGTAGAGGTCAGAATCTTCAATTGCTTTACAATTTAAATTATATGGTTGTTAAACAATTTAGACCTGATCTCACAATTCTTTTAGATTGTCCTGTTGATATTGCTACTACTCGAATTAGAAATAAAATTCCTGATAGATTTGAATCACTTGATAAAGAATTTTTTGAAAAAGTTCGTAATGGCTATTTAGAGCTTGCTAAAACAAATCATAAAATGATTGTTGTGGATGCTTCTAGACCAGCTAATGTTGTATTTTTAGACGTAATTCAAGCAATTACTTCTAAAATTGAATAATGTTTTTCTGGTTTCTAATCCTCATGTGAATATTAAATAGCAATTCAAGTTACATGCTTAATTCACGGAGGAGATATGGAAACCATTTTAGTTATTTTGATATTATTTTTAATAGTAGCAAATTATTATTGGACTATAGTTCCTGCAAGTATTGTTCTCCTTGGAGCCTTTACAGATAATCTAGAATTAGGTTTATGCACAGGAAGCATAGTTTTTATAATTTTATTTACTATTAGATGCTATTCAAAATAACTTAGAACCAAGGGAATTTAATCCCTTGGTTCATTTTTAAGGATTTATTATGCAATTTGAACCAGAAGTAACGATTCTTGCAGATAGTATTTCTCCAAAAGGAATTCGATTAACTACTTTTCAATTGAAATATTGGAGAGCAGTTCATTCGGAGATGATGACCCACAGAGTTTTTTCCAGATGCGCTCAATCTTCAAGAGCTACTCCAATTGAAAAGACTTTTGAGAATATTAAAAATGGTGCTTGGGGGCCAGCTAAATGGACTAAAAATTGCAAAGGGATGGTTGCTCAAGAAGAGCTTGATGCAAAGCATATTCCTTATGCAAATCTTACTTGGGATTTAGCTGCACAAAATATGATTACGATTGCACAAGGATTTGTAAATATGGGTATCCATAAACAAATTGTCAATCGTTTACTTGAACCATTTAATTCTATTAATGTAGTTGTTTCTTCTACATGTTGGAATAATTTCTGGAAGCTTCGTCAAGCACATGACGCTGATCCTTCTATCAAAATTCTTGCAGATAAAATGCATGAAGTATTTGATCAGCATGAACCAGAAAAGTTAGATTATGGTCAATGGCATCTTCCCTATATTCAAGAAGAAGATTGGAATCTAGTAAAGGAATATCAAAAAAATACTGATAGTCCAAAAAACCTTTCTACATTGATGTACCTTTGTAGAGTATCTGCTGCTAGATGTGCAAGAGTCAGTTATAAGGCTTTTGATGGTACTACATCAATTGAGCAAGATTTAAATCTTTTCAATCGTCTGGCTCAAGATGGCCACATGACTCCTCTTGAACATGTAGCTATGGCAGATGATGGAAAATTCCCAGAAGAATATGGTAATTTTATTGGTTGGAGACAACTAAGAAAAATGATGCCAAATGAGTTTATTCCTGGATAAACAATATTATGAAGATATAAAAAATCTTCATAATCCTATTACAAGAGAGGAAGCCTTTCAATTATTTTTGAAAGGCTATTCTTTTGTCCCGATAACAACAATATTAGATACAGATTTTTATATATCTGTATATGTTCCTTGGGAACAAGATTATTTTTATGTAATTCCAAATAATTTTTATGAAAGAGAAAATGGATGTCAAAGAATTTTATCGAAACGCAAGACAAGTAGAACATCTTTTAATGAACATTAAAGAAGAAAATTTAATTGATGTTCATCTTAAAGCAGCAACATTAGGAATTGTTATTCAAAAAATTCCTTCAAAAATTAAAGAAATTCCTCAACCTATTTGTTATATGGCTGCAACTGGATATTCAAGTAAGCCAATTTTTTATTTAATTCCTGCAAACCAAATTTAAAAATTATTTGGAATTTCTCTAAAGATAAATACTTAATATTTATAGAATGAGATAAAAAATGCAAGTAACTTCTACTACAAATGTTAATTGCGCAATCATTGGTGGAGAAAAACCAATTGATTTCAAAATTTCTACAAATCCTGAATTTTTTAATATCCTTTCTAAGTCTTTGTATTCGAATCCTATTAGGGCTGTCGCTAGAGAAATTCTTTGTAATGCTTGGGATGCTCATATCGAAGCGAACCAAATAAGACCAGTAGAAGTTACTACTACAGAAACTACATTTTCTATTAAGGATTATGGTAATGGTATCCCTAAAGAAAAAATGGCTGAAATTTATGCCGTTTATGGAGCTTCTACTAAGCAAAATGATGAAAATCAAACAGGTGGGTTTGGATTAGGATGCAAAGCTCCATTTGCCATTGTAGATAATTTTGAGGTGATTTCTTGTAATAACGGTATTAAAACAATTTACCAATTAAATAAAGCTTCTATTTCTACAGACGGTAAACCTGCCATTATCCCTATTATTAGCATCCCAACTAAAGAATCAGGTCTTACTGTTACTATTAATGCTGAAGACCACATTATTCATAGTTTATTAGTAGAAACTATTAAAATCATTTATGGGGCAGATATTCCTACTTTTGTGAATAATGTAAAGAAGTATGGAGTTTATATTGATAAATCAGAAGGATTTGCTATTGATACTTCTACACTTCTTAATTCAAAAATTGCTATTAAGTATGGTAATGTAATTTATCCTATAAATGGGTCAGATTTAGATAAACTGGATGATGAATATAGACGTGTAAGAGAAATTCTTGATTATATTTGTTATTACAGTGATAAAAAATTAATACTTTTAGCTCCATCCAATTCCTTGGTTCTTTCTCCATCAAGAGAAACTCTTCATTATTGTGATAAAACCTTAGATACTCTTAAAACAATTTTCGATAAGTTTCTCAAAAGATTTTATAAAATTCCTGAAAAAGACTTATTTAATTGTTACTATAATGCTTTTTCTAATCATGATATTAGAATTACTGGAGATAAGATAAATGATTCGTATGACCATAAATACATTCATAATTATAAAGAATATCTAGAATGCTATATTTATCATCATTTTAGACGTTCTATTTATCATAATTATTTAGCATTTGCTAGTTATACTAAATTTAATAAAGATTCAGGAGAATTTGTAAAAGAATTAGCAAATCCATTTTTAAAAGCTATAAAAAAATTTAAACAATGTAATCATGCTTTTTTTTACAAAGAAGCTACAACTTGGATTTATAAAAAAATATTTAAATCTATTAT